AGAGTAGCTGGACAGAACAATTATACTGATGTACCTGACTTAACAACAGATACTGAAAGAACTACATTTGTATTTGAGCCTGATAATAAATTGTCACAAGGTTATAAAGTAGATCCACGATTGAATGGTCGTTTAATTAGTTATAGAATTACATCAACAGACTACTGGCGATTAGCCTTAATGTATGTAGATGCTAAACAAGCAGATCGGAGATAATAATGAATAACCCACCTATTACAGGTATTAATGAGCTAGATGCTTATCTATATAGTTTACATTTAACAATACAAGACTCGAACGATACTTCTAGCACCTTACCGCCTGTAGATCCTACAACTGGAAATCCTGTTGTGTACCCATTGCAGTATATTTCTATTAAATACGCTGATGACAATGTAGGTGGTGGGTTTTCTGATGTACCTACTTACAAAACATATTGGGGTATTCATAATAGCAGTAGTTCAGTAGAGTCTATTAATCCATCTGACTATACATGGTATCCAACTACTGCAGGATTTGGTACATTAATCTTTGTATATTTCCTTTGTATAGGTGCAAGATCCATTAAGTTTTATGTAGATACTACTCCACCATCATACAAGTGGGTTAAAGAACCTGGGGTATCTATTGATCTTGATTCGTTAGTGCCAGCTGAAACTATTTCTTTTAATGAGTTAATGGATGCTGCTGTTACAGAGCTTAAGCTAGCTGATGCTGCTGTTACTGCAACCAAGACTAACATTGCAGCGCTTAACCAAGCTACTGGTGGTTTAAATCCATTAACAGTAGATGCTGCACAAATTATGAATAATGCAGTTACAGAATTGAAGATTCTTAATGGTGCCATCACTAATGATAAGATTTATGCTAATGCAGTTACAGCAGATAAAATAGCAGCTAACGCTATTGGTGCTAATCAGATTGCAGCTAATGCAGTCACTGCTGTAAAGCTTGAGGCAGGGTCAGTTACTGCAGATAAGATTACATCGGGTGCTGTAACTTCAGATAAGATAACTGCAAATGCGGTTACTTCAATTAAGATTAATGCAGGAGCTATTACTAGCGATAAAATTGCCGCAAACTCTATTACTGCCGGATTGATTGCTGCCTCTAACGTAATTACTTCTTCTGCTCAAATCAGCGATGCAATTATTACTAATGCTAAAATTGCTAATGCAGCAATCACATCTGCAAAGATTGGTACTGCTGAAGTAAGTACCCTATCAATTGCGGGTAATGCAGTAACAGTTCCAGCTTATTCCTCATTAGGTTCTAACTTTAATGGGAATTGTCTTTACGAAACAACTATACTTTCATTCTCTTATTCAAACGGAGGATATCCCATTACTGTTATTGCTGGTTACGATGTGCTACTCGGATTAGGGGGCTCTCTACTTACAGTTAGAGTTTATGTAAATGGAACTCTTTACAGAGCTATTCCAATAAGTGTTACTCTTGACGGCTTTACTCGTGAGAACGTGTTTGGACAAACTACTATTTTTGTTCAGTCACCTCCTTCGACATCATTCTCAATTCAAATTACCCTAGGGAACTCAGACACGACAAACCCCTTAATAGCTTATGCGCCAAGTGGGTCACAACCAGGTTTTTATGCCTATGTTTTAGGAACTAAACGATGAAATTTGCTTATGTAGATAATGATGGTTACGTTATTAGCTTTTCCGAGTCAACTGTTCTAGAAGAAAATTGTGTTGAGATTAACGAAATCCCTGAGAGACCTCCAAATGATAATGGATGGCTAAAGTATCATCTTGAATCTCAAACTTGGGTTGATTTAAGATCTCAATCTGAAATTGAACAGTTAGCAGCAGATGCAGCACTTTCAAAAAGAAATATCCTTTTACTTATGACTGATTGGACTCAATTACCTGATGTACCTTCCCAACATAAAGAAGCATGGGCAGAGTACAGACAAAAGTTAAGAGACATAACTACACAACAAGGTTATCCTTTTAATATAATTTGGCCTATTAAACCTGAATTTAATTAAGAATATAAAACAAATGAACTTACTATTAATAACACCTGAAGACGCACTAAAGCAGTTACCAGTATTAACAAAGTACTTTAACAAAGCTATTGCGTATGGTCAAGGTGAATCAACCTTAACTGACTACATGAGGAAAATCCTTAACAAACAAGCTCAGTGCTGGTTGGCTATTGATGGTGCTCATATTGTTGGTGTTGGTCTTACAGAAATTTTAGAATATGCTCAACACAAGACAGTACATATCATTGTATTCTCTTGTGATGATTTTGAAAAATGTTACTCTCTATTTCCCATTGTAGAAGAGTTTGCTAAACAGCAGGGATGTACCGCTGTTGAACAATGGGGTCGTAAAGGTTGGGCAAAGGCTCTCCCTAAATATGTTCCAGGCTTTGAAGAAGCATACGTTGTTATGCGTAAGCCTATCGATAATTTAAATAAAGGAGAGTCACTATGAGTATTTTCAGTGATGTGTTTGGTGGTGGTAATAGCGGTGCAGTAACCTCTAGCTTACCTGCGTGGATGCAACCGTATATGGAGAATATTCTCCAGAAGAATCAAGGTGCTTTAGAGTCAGGTGAATTGAGTAAGGTAGCTGGTACTAATGCTAACTTAGCAGATGCCTTCTCAGGGGGCGGTAAAGCTATTATTGATAGCTACCAATCGGGTGACAAAACATTAGGTGATCAATCTAAACGTTTAGAGACTATGGCTAAAGACGGTGGTGCAGAAGAACTTAAAGACGCACTAGCCTTAGACATTGGTATGGGTAATGCTGGATTGAATAATCAATTTGGTGGCGGTGGTACATTAGGTTCTGCAAGACATAACTTAGCTGCAAGCACATCAGCTGACGCAGCTAAAGCAAAGTATGCTCAACAAGTTATTGCTAATAAGACTGCTGCAGAACAAGCCTTAGGTGGTAATGTAGGTCAACAAAGCGGTTTAGCTACAGGCTCTACATCAGCATTAACTAACTTAGGTACTACTGAGCGTGGTGTTGAGCAACAAAAACTAGATTCAACATGGCAAGGTATTCAGCGAGCTGCCTCAACTATGTTTGGTGGTGCTGCTCAGAATAAACAATCAGCTACACCGGGGAAATAATATATGAGTGGAAATATCGGTCAAACAATTCAGCAAGCAGCTGGTCCTTTAACACCTGCTGCTCCTACCCCTCAAGCACCTGCTCCTATGCAGAGCGTAGCAGCCCCTACTCAAGTATCAACCTCAGTTAATCCTGCTGCACCCCAACCTATCGGAGGTAAATAATGGCTCAAGATCCTTGGGATTGGACTAAACAAATCCAAGCTAACCAATTAGTAGCTCCCTTAGCGGCTATGCCTCAGGCACAATCTTCTCCTGCGCCTTCTCCAATGAATACTACTGGACCTCTTGGTCAGATGGCTCAACAGAAGTTGTTTAATGTGGGAGTAGAGAAAGCATTTCCATCAACCAAAGCACCTACGCAATTAGCACCTGTAGTTGATGCAGCACCTGCAACTCCAGGCACTGGTCCTCAGACTGGTGAGTTTGCTTCTCCGTTAGCTGATAAAGGTGCTGTTGAAGTAGGTGGTCCTATGTCTGGTGATGGGGCATCTTTAATTGAAACATCAATCGAACCAATGGCACCATTAGCAGACGCAACAGCTTTAGGTAGTGAGATTGCTACTACCGAAGCTGCTACTGCTGCTGCTGAACCTAGTGTTATTGAAGCAATGATTGAAGGCGCTAAGATGTTCTTTGCAGCTGATGGCACTACGGCAGTACCTAATAAAGGAGGTAAGTAATGGGACCACTCTCAGGTAAACAACAACGAGAATGGGCTAAACACCAAGCTAAAGAGCAACGTGAATCAGCTAAACTAATGGCTGATGAAGCCCGTAAGCAACAATTACACCAGATTAAACTACAAGAAACTGCTGCTAAAGCTAATCAAGGATTGTCACATAAAGACGATGTACATGCTTTGAAAGTAAAAGAGCTAGGTGGTCCTCTAGGTGGTAAGTCTCCAAGAATGAATCGACAAAAGCTAGGTCTACCTTCAATGAACCCTATGGCTGGTACAGAGGTATTCAAACAGGGTCAACACATGCTATCTAAAGGTACTGATACAGTTCCTGCTATGTTGACTCCAGGCGAGGCAGTTATCCCACGTGCTGCTGCTCAGAACCCTAAGAATAAACCTATCATCAAACAGATGGTGCAAGAAGGTCGTATGGCTAACCGAGCAAAAGGTTATGAAGATGGCACTCCTGCAGTACCTGACCCATACATGGCTGACCTACAGCAGAGAGAAGCTAAGGACTCATCACAACAGTTCCAACAGAACATGGCTGATATGGTTCGTTCTTCAATGAAGTTTGCTAACGGTACTGAATCTATTCCTAACATTGCTGGTAACACGTATCATACAGACAGCGTAGCTACTTTGAATGATGGTACTATGGGTGTTAAGTATTATGAAGATGGTATTACTGATGCACAAAAGAATTTAGCCTCAGATAATCTCAATAGCAATATTATTAAAGATGTAGCATTAGGTGCTGCTGCTATGCCAGCTGCTGTTGTTGCAACTCCGTTTGCAGGTGCCTATAACTTAGGTGTTGATGCGTTAGAAGGTGTTGCTAACAGTAGGCTTGGTAACTTTATTTCAGGTAATACTGATGAGCTAAAAATTCCTCGTATTGAGAGACCTAATCTTGTAAAGGCTAATTGGCAAGATACTAAAGCTGAAATTGCTAAAGATCAAGCTGCTTACCAACAAGCTCTTGTTCCTAAAGAACAACCTAAACCTGTTAGCCTTAACGAAGTAAGTGCTACTTCTAAAGAAGTACCTAAGCCTGTTGTGTTTACTAAACCTTCAGGTGAAGATGCTTGGGTTCAAGCTCAAGAAAGCAGTGGTAATCCTTTAGCTAAAAATCCTAACAGCTCTGCTAGTGGTTTGTATCAAATGACTAATGGCGCATGGGTAGATGCTATCAAGCAAAACCCAGAATTAGCTAAGTTAGATCGTACATCGGTAGAAGCTCAACAAGCTGGTCGTGATGCTTATAAAGAGGTACTTGCTAAACAACTCAGATCAAAAGGTATTGAGCCTACTGAAGAAGCTATCCGTAAGGCATGGGTAGTAGGGGCGGGTGGTTATGCCAACATTCTTAATGCTGATCCTAATTCACCATTAGCTGTAAGCAAAGACGCTATTGCGATTAACCCTAACCTTCAGGGTAAAACTAACGCAGAGTTTATTGCAGATGCTAACCCTTATTCTCGTAAAGATAAGAACTACGTACCACAACCTCGTATTCAGCCTGAGCCAACTTCTCCTGAACAGGTTAAGTTAGCTAAAGCTTATGATGACTTCAAGAAAGGTGGTCCTGCCCCTAAAGAAGCACCAGAGGAAGTTGTTGAACGTGATGCTCGTGTTGCTGAGTTTACTAAAACAATTTCTCAAGATGAGGAGTTTAATAATAAGGTAGACCAATTAGTTGCAGATAAAACTAGCGCACCTGAAGTTGTTAAAAATAAATTATCTAGTTTCTTCCAATATATTTATGGACCAACAGGTATCTTTAACGAACGTGAGTTAGTAAGGTTCTCCTTGTTAGCCGCTACTAGTAAGATGATGGGATACAACACATTCCAGTCGGTACGTTATGCGGGTCGTGATACATTAGCTACTGCTGATAAACGGTATAACGCTGAAGCCGCTGCTCGTGTAGAGTCTGCTAAGAATGAGCGTGAACTAATTGAAAGATTAGATCAAGACTATCGTACTGCTTTGGGTGGTAATGTTCCTCCTGAGATTCGTAAAGCAGCTATGAGTGCATGGGGTCCAACTAAGACAGCTGATCAAAAACGAAGAGTTATTGAATTAATTCGTGCCAATACTGACCATAATGTAGGCGAAGGTTCTAAACCTGCTGCACCTCAAAACGGTTATATTGATGGTAAGCCTGTTCAATTTCGTAGCTTTAAAGGTGAAAATCAAATTGTAGATCCAAAAGATGGACAATGGAAACCTACTCGTGAAACGATTATTACAGAAACACAGCATCGTCAAAATAAATCTGATATGCTTAATGATAGTGCAGACCGTATTACACCATTGTTAATGAATACTTATGGTAAAGGTAACAAAGATTACACTCATGGCCATGCAACAGCAGAAGCTAAAGGTCACGCTCAAACATTAGCCTTACTTCAAAATGAACTCGGTGGTAAAGTAGATAGTACTTCATTTGCTAAGATGGCGGAAAGCACTATGCGTTCAGCTATTGATACTGCTAAAGCAACTGGTACACAACTCACTGAAGAAGGTATCCGTAAAGCATTTTATGGTAATGCAGTTATTGAAGGTCGTATGGGTACTAACCGTACTTTGTATATGACTGGTGATAAAAAGAATCCATTACCTGCTGCTGAATACCAAGCTGTATTGGGTAACTATTTAGACGCTCAAAAGAAATCTAAAGGTCTCAATGCGGGTGAATCGGCTAATGCACTAGAACAGGCATGGGCAGCTTTACCTAAAGATCAACAAAAGAAATATACTGACATGTCTAAAGGTGCTCCTGGCTCAACTCCAATGTTGTTCTGGTTGTACAAAACAGGTGGTAATTAAACAAATAACTTTAAAAGGAATCTATGAGTAACTTAGATTATTTTCTTGAGGAAGCAGTCAAGGCTAAAGAAGCCTCTGGCGGTTCTCCTGTAACCACTATCAACGGTAAACCTGTAGGTTCCCCTGTTGAAGTTATTGACCCTGATACCCTTAAATCAGGAGGTCAGTCTTATCGCCTTAGGGGTTTTAACGCCCCTGAGACTGCTAAGATTCAAGGTGGTATCTTTGTACCTAATCAAGTACAAAATGATACATCTCAGTTTGATGTTGACACGGTCGCACGACTAGGTGGATACACAAACTTGCAGGTAAACGGTAAGGATCCTTACAATCGTTTGCTAGCAGATCAAACTAATGCTTATGGACAATCACTAGGTGATACTCTTACTGCGTTAGGTCTACAAAGAACTACATTACATAGTTCTGATGAGGCAGTACGCCGTAACGCTTCTTTAAGCGCTATTAGTAAAGTAATGCCTGAGTTGGTTGATGCTGATCCAATGTTAAGATTAGCTCGTCAACGTAAAGAGGAAGCTATCCAGCAAGCTGGTGGTAACCCTCTCTATATTCCTAAGTCAGTAGCCTTAGATGAGCAGATGTATGCTGCCATTAAGAACTCTACTGGTATTCCCGCTGTTAAAGAAGAACAAGAAGAGATTACCCGTCTAACTAAGATTCTTCGGGAAGAAAAATTAAAGCCTGAAACTAAAGCAAGGCTTGAAGAAAAACTGCAAGAGTCTCGTGCAAGACTCTACATTGCTGCAACGTCACCTGACTCTGCTGGTGTAATGGTACGTCACAATGACCGTACTATGATGAATCAAGCTCATGATCAGTTTACTACAACTCTACATAGAGCAAGCTTAGACTTGTATAAGAGTCTTGGTGGTATCCTTGAAATGTCTGGTGATAAAGCTAAATGGGACTGGTTAAAAGATCAAGGGCAAACAATGTCTAGATCAACCAAGACTCAACAAGAATTAATGGCTGACACAATGACGTCTTATAAAGACATCAATACTAATAATACATGGTCAGCCATTAAAGATAGTGCTACATATGCAGGTAACCTTGTAGCAGGTACATTACCTAGTATGGCTGTTATGCTTGGCTCTACTGCTGCAACTGGTGGTATGAATATCCCTGCCTTAGCTGCTGCGGGATTGTCTACAATACCTACTTCTCTGATGTACTCTGGTGGCTTTTATGCTGATCAACCCGATGATAAAAAGAATGCATCACTAGCAACAACAATGGGTATTGGTTCAGCTGTTCTAGACCGTATTGGTCTTGAAGGTATGATGATTAAAGGTAACGTACTAACTAAAGCTGGTCGTGATGAGATTGTAGGTTTATTAAAACAAAAATCATTAAAAGAAACTGGTCAAGAGATGACTGATAAAGCTGCTCTTGATTTAATCGAACAAGCTACTAAGAAAGAGTTAGTAGAGTTCTCTACAGCTGGTGCTGCATTTGCACGTAACCAATTTAAATCTACCGAAGCTGCTCTAAGAGGTATAGCCCAAGTAGGAGAGGCTACCGCTGGCGAAGCACTAACTGAAAGTACTCAACAATACTTAGAGATGATGGCTCAACAGGGGGTATGGAACACTGACATTAAGTATGAACGTGGATTCTATCAAAACCTTATGGATGCTGCTATTGGTGGTGGTGTTATGGGTGGTGCAATGTCAGGTGTTGGTTCATTAAAGAACGCTGCTGAATGGCATTCACTATCTAATGCTCAAGAAATTTCTAAGAAAGAATTAGCAGATACTCAAGTATTTAACAATGACCAAGTAACAAGAGCAAGAGCAGGGGATACATCTGCTTATGACGATACAGTTAAAATGGCTCATGCTATTAAACTACAACAGAGTAATAACCCAACTAAAGCGCTTAAAGAGCATCCAGCTTTAGAAGGTGCTTGGAATGGTTTAAAGTCTGTTGTAACAGACCCAGGTCGTTTAGTGCGTCAGCTAGTAGACACTGCTATCCCATCTATTACTAATGAAAATGGTAGCTTTAAAACAAACTTAGCTTACTTAAAAGCTATTATGGGCGGTAAAGGTATTCTTCCAGGTGATAGCTATGATACCTTAAAACGTAAACTAGTTGGTCGTTGGTCAGGTAATACTGCTGAAGACTTAGCATCTAATTTAGGTGTTAATATGAAGACAGCTAACGCTATGGCTAAAGAGGCATGGCAAAATGTATGGTCTAAGTTTGACCCTGAGACAGGAGAGTACTATCGCTTACCTGAGAATACTCCTCAGAACGTTGAGCTACAAACTTGGAAAGACAGTTTAGACAACGTCTTAGTTAAGATGAACAATGACTTAGCTCGTTTCCATGTTTACGCTGATGAAATGAATACTGTTAATGCGCTATTTGAAACTGCTGCTGTACACCCTGCAACATTAATGAAGAACAAAGAAGCTGTAACTGCTACTATGATGCGTAACGGGGCTAACAGACGTCAAGCTAATGATGCTATTACAGGTATTACTTCAGGTAATCCTGAGCAAGTTCGTAATTCAAGAGATATGTTAAAGCAGTATGGTGTGTTTGCTGACCCATCACTGAATCATGTGTTTGAAACTAACTTGTTTACAAGTATGCATCAACTCAAAGATCAACTAGCTCATAGAATTGCTGGTGATGTCATGTTAGGTAAAGATGGTGCAGTATTATCTAAGCTACTTCAAAATGCTAAAGACAGCGGTGAGTTTGAAAACGATCAAGACTACATGGACACTGTAAAGAATGTTCGTGATTGGTATGATATCATTCATGGTAGTTATAACCCATTAAATAAATATCCTAAGCTAGAAAAAGTTTTAGGATGGGGTACTACGCTGACTATGCTTGCTGCATTAGGTAAGTCTGCTTTATCTTCACAAGTTGAAGTAGCTACTTCAGTGCTTGGTACTCAGGGTGATAAAGTTAAAACTCAGGTTAATGAATACTTTAAAACATTCAGCCGTGAAATTCAGAATGATATGAACGCTGGATTGTCTTATGGATTAGCTTCTTTAGGTATTGATTATGCTCGCAATAGCCCTCATTCCGCACTCATTAAACAAATTGATGGCTGGCAAAAAGAATTTGATGAGCTTAATACTAAGCCAGGTGCTAGCCCTGAAAAGTTAGCTAAGTTGAACGATAAGATTCAACACGGTATTAAACAATCTACAGGTCGTTCTTTGTTTGAGCATCTGGGTTTTAACGAAACAGGGTATAACACTCAAACTAAGTTTGAATTACCTAACAACAATATGCGCAAAGCAATGCAAACATTTGCTGCTATTATTGGTCTTAGAGCTACAACTGATGCTACTCGTATTGCTACTTTAACTGTTGCATCGGATACTATCATTGGTAAGTTACAGTCGTTGATGATGCTTGACCCTGAAAATCGCACATCTATGATTATCTCAGGTACAGGGTTAACTAACCAACAAGCACAGTCAGTTATGGGATTACAAGAGTATGGTATGAATGTACCTGCTGTTCTTGATAACCTAGAAAAGATTGCTGTTAATCGAGAGAACCCTTATCTAATTTTCTCTGAAAAGAATCTTGTTGATGATGAATTCAGAGATATAACAGCGGATCAAGCCAAGAAACAGGTTGATTGGAAGTTCTTACAAGAGAACATCATGACTACTCTTGGTAACTTTGTTGATGCTAAGGTTACTAACCCACAACCACATAATTTACCTAAGTATTACTACGACCCTCGTATGCGCCTCATTACTACAATGACTCGCTTTATGGCTGGTCTACATAGTACTGTCCTACCTAAGCTTTATAAGCAATACCTATTAGAAGGTAATGCTGGTATGCGCTATCAAGCGTTCTCCGTCATTGCTATGGCTATTGCCTTCTCAGCGTTAGCTAATGCTATGAAGGACCAATTATCTTATGGTGAAGATAGCCCTTATATTAAGGGTAAGTTGAAGAATACTCAACGTACATTATACGGTTCAGGTTTATTAGGTCAATACGAAAAACTTGTTGATGCTATGATGCCATTGTATGATAAGCAAACACCTTCTCCATTTGAAAAGCCAGGTAAATGGGCTTACGAAACAGCAAAGAATATTTCCCCTGTACTATCATGGGCAGATAAGCCTGTAAGGGCTGCCTTCTTAGCTAGCGAAGGTAAAGATGCTGAAGCTGCTAAACTCGCTCTAAGAGCAACACCTGTTATCGGTAGTTTCCCTATCGTAGCAGAAACACTTTCAAACACTTTAAAGGATAAATAATGTCTATACAAACTAAAGTCGCATCTTTAGGGGCTAGTCGTGGTGGTCTATCTGTACCAGAACTACTAGCCAGACAGCAAGCTAGCACCGATGCTTTCGGTTCAGTACCTGCTCCACTAGAAGATCAAGTTGCTAACGCACAAGATATGGTTCAAGAATATGAGCCACGCCCCTTGGATGTTCCAGCAAGAAACCTACCGCCAGAAATGGCATTAGCAGAGGCTTCCCGTATTGAGACACCTCAAGACGTAGCTGCTGCATCTTACTCTCAATTCGGTGCTCGCCCTGTACAAGAGCCTGTATTCAATTCTCAAAATCAACTTGAGGTTGACCCTGAAACTAATGAATTACGCCTAAGAACTATTGGACCTGAAGACTATAACAACCAGTTGTTTAGAGAAAAAGCTGGTCAACGATTAGTCTCAGGTGAGATGCATGATTTAGCTATGCAACCATTCTCAGGCGCTAAGACAGCTATGTCAGGTCAATTAAAGCTAGCGTCAGGCGCAGCATTTGATGCATCAGCCAGAGAAACTAGTAAAGTACTTACTGGTGGTGATGAGATTGAACGCACAGCTGATAAGGCTCAAAGCGGTTTAGCTCAAATGGTTAGCTACGCAAGTAACTCTTTGTTTACTGCTAATGGTCCAATCAAAATTAAGATGGAGCATAACGGTATTAAAGTACCTATTGCAGCGGGTTTGCTTATTGCTTCAGAAGAAGGTTATCATTCTCCTGAAGATCAAGCCCCTATTTCATTAGCATTTGGTGCTGGTTTAATTAAAGCAGCTTCACAAGGTAAGCTAGAGAAGGGTGAAAAGGAAGATAAGCGTTCTGTGTTATCACCTACTGGTGCTAAGATTGATGATGCTATGTATCTAAATGACTTCATCAATGGTGTCAAGCATTATGCAGGTAACGCTCTTGATCGTATGGGTGTTAAGATGTCACCAAAGGCTAAAGAACGTATGGCTAAAGCTATCGTTATGTCTGCTGTGCATGATGGTAACATCCCTGCTTTCCACTATGGTGACAGAGTTGTAGTTCAGATTGGTAAAGACTTTAAAGGTATTGCTAAGGCAACTGAACGTACACTAGAAGTTATTGCTGGTGACTACAATCGCCGTAGATCTTCTACTACACCTAACCGTAGTGGTTCTTCCTTTGCAGCTGGTGGTCAACAAATGACCCGTAAGTCTTTACGCCGTGGTGGTATTGATACTACTGCTGCTGAAGCTACTAAGGATATTCTAGGTTCTATTGCTCTTTACTTTGACCCTAAAGACGTTCAGTATAAAGAGATTGAATACTCAATGATTACTGACCCTCAATACCTAGTGATTGATGATCAAACAGGTGAGCCTAAGTATAGCACTCATTGGGCTGCACAGCGTAATGGCGTATCTGAAAAGGATTATAAAGCTGCTATAATGAAGACACATCCTAAGAAGGACTTCGATAAGAATAATCCTAATGATGTGATGCAACATGAAGCTAACCAGAAGAAACAAGCATCAGAGATTATTAATGAAAAGCTTAAGTCACTTAAGTTTGATATTGATAATGCTAAAGGCTCACAAGGTCTACGCTATTCAGAATGGATTCATTCATTAGCTAACCAACGTTTCTTCCCTAACAGTTTCGATGTAGACTATATGGGTTCCAAGTCTGGTGTACGCGATATGCTAGGCTTTGGTAAACGTGATTTAACTTACGGTAAATATCTATTTGATGATAAGCCTAATGGCGCAGTTGAAAATATTAAGGGTGTAGCTAATCGTATCCTTCGTTTAAGCGGTGAAGCACAAAACAAAGCTCTCTTAGAATTAAACCCTCTTGAAGGTGCTGCTATTGGTACTATGCTTAACGTTGTTATTGCATACTACTCAGCAGTTAATGGTTCTCAACCTGATATTGTCAAAGAAGCTCCTGCTACTATTGTATCTAAGTACACACCTGACATGGCTAAAGCACTTGCAGCTGTTGGTCGTGAGTATAATCAGTTCCTTAAAGACCCTGCTAATGCAGGTGAAAACATTCAGCGCTTATTAGCGGGTATGGAGAAGGGTGAATCAATGGGTAGTAAGAACCTATGGGATGATATGGCTCGTTTAGAAGAAGGTTTTAATAACCCACAAACAGCTAATATCCCTATGATTCTTTCTCATCATTCATTCGATGATGGTAATCAGAACGGTATTTTCTTACAGTCATTATTCTATGGTAACTCAGATAATGCTTTACGATTAGGCACATTTAACCCTTCGTTAGATGACATGCGTGAGTATGCAATGAATACTATGTTGCCTAAGTTAGAAGATTACCTCAAAGACCAGCCTGAAAAGATGGAAGCTTGGAATAACTTCTTTAATGCTATGCGTGAGAAGTATGGTAAAGCTAATATGGCTAAAGAGTTCTTTAAGAAACCTTTAATGCAAACATCTTACGGTAAAGATGCAGGTATGTTTGGTGAACACTTATTAGACTTGTTAGCTGACCAGTTCTATGAACAAACCGAAGACACCTTAGGTTCTAGCGTTTACAAAGATGATATTCCTTCTGCTGCAGAAGATCTTAATGCTGCCCTTACACTTGCACTACGTGAGGTAGTTAATTCAGATAACTCTCGTATCATGGGTAATATCGGTCGCTATACTGCTATCTTAAATTACACGGTTATGATGGAAGGTATTACTGGAGATACATACGTATTTACACCTGTAGAAGTTGTTCCAACAAACAAGGGTATAGATAGTGATCAAGTAATTCCTGTAAAGCTAGCTAATGGGCAAGAGATCCTAATCAAAAAGAAAGAACGAGAAGCTGATGTGTTCAGCGGACCTGATGGTGAAGAAATTGAAGTAGAATCTTTTGGTACTAACTTTAATCCCTCTGCAACCAAGGGTACACAATTCTTTTATGATCAGCGTACCAAATCATATAGTATTTTTAATAATGCTATTGGTACTAGGCAATCTCGTAATTTTGTTGTTATGCCTTTCCAATCTATTGACGGTGACTTAGTTAAATTAACCACATTAAATGTTAATAAGAATCGTGAGATCCCACTACCTGTGTTATGGGTTCATGATTCAATTATCTCATCGCCATTAAGTGGATTGTTGTATCGTAATACTTACAACAACATCTCTATCCCTGCAGCTATCCCTCAGATTGCTAAGTTTGGTTCTAAACTACAACAGATAGTTAATGAAGCAGAGCTATCAACTATTGAAGGTGTTATGGCTAGAGGTAAGCCTGTAAGTATTGGTTCGCAAGGTGACTACCCTGCATTGGGTGCTTACTTTGATGAGCAATATGATCGTATTCAAGACAACGGTTCTTACAAACCTATCTTCTTAAAGCGTAATAAAAATGATGTAACCAAATGGGTTGCCTACCAAAACCGTACTAAGGCTCTACTAAAAGAAGCTACAGATGCTGGTTGGAAAGAACCTGGTTCTATTCGTGATACTGACTCAATGAACGGTGAGTATATTCGTGCTCATTTAGCTGTTACCCCTGCCCAGTTTAAAACTTTATCGTCTCTCTCAAAAGAAATGTTACAGTTATCAGGTAAGGATAATAAGCTTAAACGCTTTGTTGATGGGTTTGCAGATAGAGTTAAACGAACTGCATCTACATTAATGACTGCTGCTAAAGAAAACGGTAATGGTATTGGTCAAATGACTTATGGTGCTACAGGTGAGAAAGGTGATATCTCTAAGAGTATTCCTATTAAGCCTAAAGAAATGCAAGTACCTACCACAATTAAACCAGTTGATTTAGGTGGTAAGGTCTTTAAAGATTTTAATAAGCCTAAAGAAATTGTAGAACCTAAGTTTGGTATTGGTAACGAAAACAAATCTAGTTTAACTGTAGAGTCTATTCAACCCTACATTAAGAGTAATAACTTAACTATGTTAAAGAGTATACTTCGTAACCCAAGAACTCCACAAGATGTCAAGAACGCTATCAGCGATTATCTAGATGATAAAGCTAGAGGTGTAAGAGCCTCTACGCTAGGTGATGACTCTTGGAGTGGTAAACATAACAGTTTAGACTTCGATATTAATTAAGCAAATAAAAACCCCTACTAGGATAATTCCTAATAGGGGTTATTTTTTTTTTTTTTATTCAGTAGAATAAGATTTTACACGAGCACGAGCTTCATCAGCTAATTTATCAGCCAAAGAAATAGCAGTATCGCTATCCATACCACGATTGATGTAACCATCATAGTTCTCTCGATGCATAGCTTTAATAGCTGCTTCATTAATACCTGGAGTACCAGCTAATTTAGGGTCTAACCCTAGTGTTTGACACACATCAAAATCAGTTGTTTCAGTATCGCCTTGTAAGGCAAAGATGTTGTAGTTCTGCATCATAGACTCCGTTTAATAGTTGCTTTCAACATCCAATTAAACTTAGAAAGTTCTTTTAGATAGTCACCAATACAAGTCTCTAGACCACCTAAGGACTGTCTACCTGCTTCTTCGTATACCCATTGACCATTACGTAGTAACATCTCAATGTCAGTTAAGATCTCTTCAATCTCTTTACCTTGGTTGTCGATAACTTCTTTTGCCTCATCAACTTCGCTGATACTAAGGATAGCCTTAAGAGAAGTTGGTACTGGTTTGTCTAGTTGTCTGAGCTGTTCACCAATAGCATCATGGCTATCAAACAAGAAGTCATATAGCTTGTTTAATAGGCGATGGTCTTGAGAGAATGTTGGCCCCTGAACATTAAAGTGGAATGCATGAGACTTGTAGTATGTTACAAAGTTATCTGCATAGAGGCATCGTAGTGCAGATACTACTACATCTTTATTTTTTGTCGTCATTTGTTTCTTTCTTTTGTTCTGGCTCTTCTTTCTTCTTACCGAAAGCTAGTTCCCAGTTATCTCTTACCTTCTGAGCGTCTTCATTTCTACGCCCTGAACCTTTACCCATTGTAATCCTCCTGATTAAACGTATCCCATGAACTCTCTACTAGAGGGTCATAAGGTAGATTCAATTCATAGTCTTCAATAATATCTTCATTCATAGTGTGTCCTTGGTGAGTCATAGTGGATTCGAACCACTGGCCAATACCTTAGAAGGGTATTGCTCTATCCAGCTGAGCTAATGACTCGGTTGTTTGGGCAGAAAGACGGGTTACGCTCCCTATCTACCTGTTTCACAGACAGGTGTGCTACTATTACACTATCTACTGCATTATTCTTGGCTCCGGATGTGGGAATTGAACCCACCTAACCATTGATTAACAGTCAAGCCCATGCACCTTGCTCGGGTTTTCCGGAATAAAGGAACCTTATTTAACCCATGCAGGTTGTGTATTGTCTACGTCAACATGGATAAGGTGTTCCTATTAGGCTCCGACTGTTAGAAACCTTCGCGTGTCTTCTAAGGTCATTGCTCCACTGTGTTTACGGAGAACATTACCTTCAGAATCTTCTAAGATAAAGTAGGGTACACCTCGAATCTGATACTTAACTAATATTTCTTTATCAAGTGCTGCATCAATATTCTCTAGTGTTGTATTGAATTCACCCTCAAGGTCAATGTCCTTAAGGATTTCAGTCATCATCTTACAAGGACCACACCAGTCAGTATATACTTTAATTAGTTTGTTCATTGTTTTCTTTCTAAATAGTTAAGAGCTTTCTTTAGGGATTCAATAGAATCACCTAGTTTACCTATACCTGTATTACATTCACCACAAAGAATACCACGTACTTTTCCTGTGATATGGTCATGATCAATTACTGCATTGCTTTTACCTGCACCTAATCGCATTGTACTTGTAAAGGAAATAGGGAATCCACAACACCCACATTGATTATTTTGTGATAACAAAAGTGCATCTCTTTGCGGAGTTGTTATTCCATATTTGCTTAGTTTGTTTTTACAAGACAAACATTCGGTATCAACACAATGATACGTCTTGCCAGTCTTGTAAGTACGAGTGTATGTACGAGCTAAGTTAGTACAACCTTTGTGTTTGCAAATCATAGTTCGCACTGACCAGCTGTACAAGCCAACATCTGAGCACCTTCTACATTGTCACGGTCTTCGATAAACAATTCCCAATTAATTGATGGTAATGTATCTTTTAAACGTTTGTATTTGGATGAATCAATATTCTCATAAGGGGCTTGACGATATGTACCTCCATCATCAGGTAGGAAGGAGACTCCGGTGCATTCATCAAAATGCTTATAAACCCATGCACCTACTTCAGGCCACTCGTGTTCTTTGACTGAGATAGTAACTGAAGGTTTATGCTCACACCAATTTCTTTGGTAGGCCAACCAGATTTCTAGATGCTGAATAGCAGTTAAGTCTTCACGAGTAAATCCAGGTGAACGCATAGGGAAACTAAACACAGCTGTCTGGTCTGGTTTCATTACACAATCTTCATTAGGAATACCTTGAGAGATCAAGAACTGAGTTAGAGGATCCTTCTTATCTTGACGGATACGGCGGATGTAGTAAGGAGCATGACCAGCATGGATGCCACTAGATGTTAGTGTTAGTTGAGAGACAGTACCCTCAGGCTTAACACAAGTAATAGCTGCTGACTCAGGGATACCTAAGATATCAGCCCATTCCTTATTAGTCTCACGAGCCACATCACGTAGGGTAGTTAGTGTCTGTTCTAGGGTAGCCATATCACGGAGCATAGCGTTGTCTAGGATACCTGTCATAGATACACCTAGTAGACGCTCTTGTTCTGTGTTCTCTTTCCATACATCACGTAGGTAAGGAAAGTTAGTCAAGGTAGACTGCATAGTACCCATGATAGTAGCAAAGCGAACCTTAAGTTTGAGTGATTCAAGTGTATCTTGAGAGTCAATAACTACAGTAGATAGGTTACAAAACTGATAAGGCTTCAAGATAATTTCTGAACAAGGGTTAGTACCGTACTGAACATCCTTAGCTCTACGACCCCACTTAGCAGCCATAATCTGTGATGCTTCACGGTTAAAGATACCACGTTCACCTGAATGACTGTTATAGATATCTAACCATTCCTTCATGAACTCACCTACAGAAGGCTTATTTTGGTATACTGCTGAGTTGTTTGCTAGAGCACGTTCACCAAAGCCTTTCCACCATTCACCAGCTTTAGCCGTGGCATGATCACGATCAGACAAATCGCCTAATGAAATCATAGCTGAACGGCGTACACCACCTACAACTACTACTTCACCGATCTTACACATGATGTCATGTGCCTCGATGTTTTTTAGCTTACGACCTTTAGCTTTAGTAAACTTTTTAACTGTATAGTTAAACAAAGATACTAAGGGGTCAGGGCCACTAGCACGACCACCAAAGACTTTCAGTGGAGCACCTGCTGGACGTACTAAGGATACATCCCATGTAGGAATAATACCTTTGTATAAGCAAGCTACTAGTTCTTGGAAGGCATAGCACCAACCTTCTTTACTATCTTCTACAACAATGATATGTTCTGATTGATGTAGCTGAGGTACAACAGGTAACTGCTGAACATACTGGTTTTCACATGAGAAACCTACACCAGTACCGCATAGTAGAATGTACATTGCTTCATCGAAACAACGTGGATGGTCTACAGGTAGGTAGCTACAGTTATAAGCTGCTACGTGAGTCCTGCGGAGTGCCTCACCTGCAGTCATAATTGAGCGCATTGAGGGGAGGGTACTTAGTGATTTAATTTCTTGGTTTAACATACCCCAGATGCTGTCTGTGGTATCTAGTTTATCTGCTAATTGTTCTTTAAAGAAGTCTGTCCAGCGGTCTGCTGTTTCATCCCAGTTCTCACGGCGCTTTTTCTCAGGGAGGTAGCGAGCGTAACGGGATTTAGCGATAAGTTCTTGATATGAGTTCATGATGTCCTTGTTAGTGTTATTGTACGGTATTAGGTACCGACTAGTTGTGAATCCATAACCAAAGGATTACTAAGATGAGGATAGGTATTAGCAAAAGAAATACTTTGAGTTGTATACATCTTGGAGGTCAAGACTACCTAGCTCTGGTTGAGCAAAAGTGAATGATTCTTTATTCTCCATAAGAGTTTCTTGTAGGGTGTTGAAGAAGTTATCTGTATCGTATTGAGCTACGAAGGTCATCTTAGTTACTTCCTGAAGAAAGTCCACTTCATCAGCGTGAGTACTAAAAGAATCATGAACCGCACCAAAGCTACCATTGAAGCCAACAATAGTATTAGCCATGTGAGCAGCATCATAGGAATGTACAACATTAGGGCTAATACCCGAAGCGAAACTCCTACGGCATGGTACTTTTTCCCCAGTTTCTTTATTGAGGACATCCACTTTGATAACGTGCATGATACGACCATCTTTATTTCCCACAATACCCTTGATCGTACCTCTCTGTTTGCGTTCGTGCTGTAAATAAGCTTTGTAAACCACAGGAAAGCCAGAAGGAGTATGCCAAGAAATATTGTTTCTTCCAGAGTTGAGTTCATGTTCAGCAATCTTTTGTAAGTATTTAGTTGTCTTTAAAGGACCAGCACATACACTGTTGATTGCTTTAATAAGGTTACTTGCTAAGTCATTACACTGATCTTGATCAATGTTATACTTAACAGTGAAGCCTTCCACATGACAATCATCATACATGTTCTTGGCGATACGTTGTTTACCAGCTGAGTAAGCACGAGTCATAGAGCCTCGTTTAGCAATACCCTTACGGATATGCTTCATAGGCATTTGCTTCTCTTCAAACCAGCTAGGCATGATGGTGATAAGTTCTTTAGCAACAGCTACGTAGAAGTCTTTCTGGATAGGAGTAGGTACTAAGGACACCAGTGTACCTGCTTGTTTATCTTTAGACATAGCTGCGAGATGCTGCCAACCATTATTAGAACCATCAATAGGGATAGGGAATCCTGAGTAGTACTTCTCACCTTGAGACGTAGCACGTAGATAACCTGTTACCTCATGACTACACGCTAGCAAGCTATATGGCTTCTCAGCGGATGTATCAATGACCTCATGTAAGCTAATTGACTTGATGAAGTCTAAGTTGTTATTTACCCACAAAGCACGATCATCTAGAGTCATCTTATCGAGAGAGATAGTATCTAAACCTTCTTCCTTTAAATATGAAACGTAATCGGTGGTAAATCCCTGTTGCTGCAACTCATCCATGTTGAAGGATTTATTGTAGCATGCTGCTGTATGCACACATAACCAGTAGTAGCCTCGTTCAGTAACTTCTTTCTTGTTAGCAAACAGGAAAAGGGATCGGGCCAAGTCAGACCCTTGGAACTCCAGAAAAGATTCGGCGTAATATACTCGTCCACGCTAGTCACAAGATACCTCCTGATAGAATGTACGGTCACCTACTAACCTTGCCTTCTTAACTACTTGAGTGTACTCAAAGTATTTACTTAGCATACGCTGTAGCTTAGGGTCTTTCTTACCCATGAACTTAGTACCATCTAAGTGATTAAGTTGTTTAGGTAAGTTAAGGTTCTCATGGTGAATGTTATACTTAAAGATCTCACCGTTCTCATCTACTAAATCTAGAATCTCTGATGGATACGTATGCTCCATAGCCTCTAATACTGGTAGGTTTAACTGCCAAGGTTGTTGACGTAAAGTTTCTAAGCTAGTAATGAATGGCTTACCTAAGTATTCATGAAACAAACGACTGTTAGTCCAGCCTTTGATGAATGATTCCTTAGTAAGATGACTATGTAAACCAGTGATAGGTAGTAGAGGTTCAAATGATGTGCCGATTAACGTGGGCTTAACATCATCTGTCTGGTTAACGATACGTACCATGTATGGAGCCTTACGACCATCATACTCACGGAAGATATCGATTAGGCCGTCTTGTAAGAACGTTTCAAGGAGAAGATCTCCGAGAGACAAGGTGGATTTGATGTTGTGTTCATCAGTACCAATAGCTCTTGCAATCCTTTTGCCGATAAGATCAGATGCGAAGGTGAGTTTAACTGAAGCGCTGTGCGTAGCATTCTTGTTACGTATGCAGTATCGCAATAGTGTATCCCATGATTCATTGATAAACCTTTCTAAGTCGTATTCCCATGTAGGGTGATGTGCAAGGAGACGCGCACCCTCATTAAAGATCTTATCTGAGTTTAATACTACCTTGGCTACACGTTCAGTAAGATATTGTGTTGGATTCATGTTGTTATTCGAAGTCTACGAAGGTTGTTTGTTTGAGACGGCCTGTTTTAGTATCATAAGAGGTACTACCACAGTCACCAGTGCGACCAGTAAAGCGGCACTTTAGAACACGGAGTTTGATTGTGTTACGGACTTGTTCTGTTTCAGCAATCATGTTACGGCAGAAGGCAATAATATCAAATGAGATTTGTTTAATAGAGCCTGAGCCTTTGATGTCATCGATGGAGGGCATGTGACCTTCCTCGAATGGCTTCTCACCTTTACGCAAGTGAGATACAACACCAAGCCAGATGTTATGTTTCTTAGTGATCTTAAGTAAGTCAGACATGAACGAATCAACTGCCTCGTTACCTGTCTTACCCTTAGCACCTTCAGAAACAGCAATAGTGATGTGATCAAGGATGATATACTTACAACCCATCAATGCGAGATGTTCTAGTTTATCAATCAATGATTCATCACTTACAGAGCCTTGATGATCGAGTAGTACTAAGCGTTCATCACCGAATACTTGTTTGAATGCTTCGTACTGTTCTTCTTCAGAGACTTCACCTGACTTAAGGTCTTTTCCTAGCTGCATACCAATGAACTTCTCTGCAGTATCACCTACAGACTCTTCTAATGATACCATACCTACCATGTCTTGTGTTTGATTTAGAACTTCTAACACAATCTCTTTAATCACAGTAGATTTACCTGAGCCAGTGCCTGATGTGAACAATACGATCTCACCTAGGCGCATACCCATGAGTTTATCATTGAGAGAGTTCAGACAGTTAGGGTAGGCTAATGAGACAACAGACTGTTTAAGTTTGAATTGTTCCCATACAGCTTCACCTTTAACTACGTCAGAAGGACTATAAGCTTTAGCATCAAAGATACAGTTCATCAATGCTGCTGAACCTAGCTTAGTTAGTACGTCACATGGATCCTTCTCAGGTAATGTAGCTACCTTGACCTTATCATAGCCAATGATCTTGGCAGCAGCTTGAGTAGCCTTCTGACCAGGCTCATCCATATCAAACATCAACACGACTTCATCAAAGGTACGTAACCATTCACGTTGCTCTAAGATTAATCCTGTTGCTGAGGCTGAGGGTAATGCTACTGCTGGATAGAATCGTTGGTACTTGTCGTACTGGGCTTGAGCGACTGCGAGTGCATCGAGTTCACCTTCTGTGATAATGATTCGTTTGCCTCCAGCAGCGACTGCTTGTCCAAAGAGTTGAGTTGTTTTAAAATCTCCGTGTATGATAAACTTCTTTGGTAGCTTTCGTTCTTTGTAAGCAACCACCACCCCATCCTTAGTGTATGGATAGAAATGGCTAGCCATAGTACCGTCTTCAGCGTAAGATACTTTAACGCCGTAGTGAGCTGCAACCACTTTAGTGATAGCTCGTTCTTGAAATCCTCGTGTGTCATAGTTTTTAATTTCCTCTAGTGTGTGCATGTTGTAGTCTTCAGTGTGTGTTGGAATGAATGAGGGGTTAATAGGAGATGATTTATGACAGCTAAAACAGAAGCCATGTGTATCATCTTCTTTGTAACTAAACGCATCTGATGATGAACATTTAGGACACGGTGCGTGGATCCATCGGGACATTGTTAGTTCCAGTCTCGTTCTTCTCTGATCTCCCTAAGCATTTGTCTGCGTTGAGAGGCTTGTTGTTGAGTTTGTTTCTTACTCTTAAACTTATTTTTGAATTCGTCTTTTAATGAGACCTCATCCTCATGTTTGATTTCTTTAATTGGTTTAGGTTTCTTACTCATATGATTTAGGTTTTAGAAATTTGACTGCTCCGATGTTACCATTATACCAGAGACGTTCTCCATCAGGTGTTTCATCTCGTGATAAGACCTCACATTCCCATTGCTCTTTGACCTCGCTATAGGTAAGATCTCCAGGGCCGATACACCATTTGTATATAACAAAAGTAAATGATTCAAGTCCGTAGTACTCAATATCATCAAGGAGTTCTCGACAGGAGGACTTATAAGATCTCCAGTCACTCTCTGTTCGAGTAACCCTTCTTCGCTTAGATCCGGGTATTGTCTTTCTTGATACACTGATTAGTTGCTTTCTTCCGATGTATTGTCTTCCTGTTTGGAGGTTTCCAATGTAGTAGATAAATCCGAATGCGTCTGCTGGTCGGTCGCTGAGAGGGAACCAGTGTCCGTAGTCGTTGTCCATGTTAATCTTTCCTTTAGTTCTTCCATGTTGAGAGGCCGTAAGTCATCTAAGCGTTCTCTCATGTAGATGCAGTTAGCACATTTGAGAAAGTTATTTTCCCAGTTTTCTGGTTGCTTCGCTTTCCAGATGTCAATAACCTTATTCCACAGTAGGTTATTAGGTGTATCCTTAGTGAGCTTAATAGCTGTCTTCTCACCGATACCCTTTAAACCTTGGATGTTATCAGTAGCGTCACCTGTAAGTACTTGCATCATCAAGAAGCGATAAGCTTCAGAGTCATCCATAAAGTAAAACTCTTTCTTCCTAAAGTTGTAGTGCCAACCTGGAATACAGTTAAGGTCTTTATCGATATGAACTACTACATAGTTCTCTCCAGCATCTAATGCTTCTTTAGAGTAGATAGAACAGTAGTCATCAGCCTCACCGTTAGTACCTTCAGTACAGAACTCTTTAGCATACTCATATAGCTTATCAATACGTTCTTTAATCTCAGGCTCGATAGTATCCTTACGAGTATTCTTATACTCAGGGTCACATACATACCTGAAGTTATTAGAACCCTTCATGAAGATGAATGCTTCATGAGAGTCTGTTGTATCGATAACGTCTTTAATGAAGTTATCAAGAGCCTTCTTAGCTAGTGCTGGTGAAGGTGTAGTGAAGGCGATCTGATAGATGATACTGTCTACATCTATGATTACCTTATCGAAGTTGCGTTCCATTAGTGAACCTCCGCATATGTTTTTCCTGTGTGAGCGTCACCACCCATACAATTAATACCAAACCATTTCGGAGCCTCAATGAACGCCTCAATAGATAACTCTTTTACTTCCTGTTCATACTGTTCAGGAACCACAATAGCGAATTCATCATGGTAATGTAGAGCGAAGTAGTGAGGGATTCCACGTTTACGCATCTCATCCTGCATATATACTGCTGCAGCTTTACATGTGATACCTTCTGTTGTTTGTAGTACATAGTTTAATACCTGATGAGCTGAACTTACAAAGACTAAGCGACCATCTAAGCCACGAACGAACGCACGATCTTTACCGAAGGCTGCTTCAGTACGCTCGAATTGACCTGTTAGTTTGTCTCGGAGTTCCTTGAGTCCCGGAATTGAGTTCTCAAACTTTCCGATAGCTTCTTGTCCCACTTTTGGATCTCGCTTTCCCGATAGGATAAGCCCGAGTTTTCCAGCACCACCGCCAAATAAGAAAGCATAAAGGAAAGGCTTAGCAAGCTTACGGCTAACACCCAAAGCATTGGCGTTTCTAGTGTGCACGTCTCCATTAATTACCTCATTAGTAAAATCATCGTTGTTAATATAGTGGCATAGACCACGCATCTGGTTACCAGCTGAGTCAGCACCTACAATAACAGTACCTGGCTCACACTGTAGTAAGCCACGCATCTCTTTACCGTAGATAGCATCAACACTAGGTAGGTTAGCAATCACTTCATGACGACAACGGAATGTTGGAGTACCAATAGTCCACATACGACCATGTAAACGATTGTCTGGTGAGTTCTTTACTTCCTCAATCCAGCCTTCAAGAATACCTTTACGAGCACGTAGTGTATAGTAAGCACTAATCATCATAGCAGTAGCACCAAGAGGTTCTAGAGATGTTTCAGTAATCTTAGGTGACTTGTTAACGAACTTACCATTGATACGTTCAACGTTCCATTCGTCAGGCTCCCATCCAATAGAGTACAGATAGTCCTTTACTACTTCAATGCTACCTACTTTACCTTGCTCATAAGAGATACGGCAGTAGGGACCATCAATAGGGCGATCTTCTTTACCTGACTCTTGTGTGTAGCCAAACCACTTGACAGTAGACGAGGTATAGCAACCATCCTTACGCCATGCTGGTGTTTTAAATTCATCTACCTTATCCTTCTTGATACATCGTAGACCAATAGCTGGCTCTAGTACTGCTTCAATACGCTCCATTTCGTTGTTCATTCGGGTCAACAGAGTCTGCGCACCAGCCATATCAAACACCCAACCCTTAGTACGGATAGCTGCTTCAATAGCTGCAAAGCGATTCTCTACCTCAAGACCTTTACTGTATAGAGGGAACTTACCAATGATCTTCTTAGCTTCTTCTACTAAGACCTTGTATACTCGAACGTTTAATTCAACGTCACGGATACAGTAGGTAAGCATCTCCTTAGTGTACTTATCCCATTCATTGAACTCTAGCTTAGGGTAGTTTAGTTTACCACCCCAACCTTCGAGACCATGCTTGTGATCACGTTTGAATTGATTTGTCTGGGACATTACCCATGTATCAATTACTTTGACATTATCTGGTAGCCTAAAACCGCGTACATGATCCAGAACAACAAGATCATACCCGATAATATTGTGTCCGAAGACAATATCCGCTGTACTAATGAAAGCAAGACCATCAGACAAAGAAGGTAAGTCAGAATCATAATCAGAGAATGAGTGTACAGTGCCTGTATCTGCGTTAACAGCTACTAGACACCAAATTTTATCTACATGAGGCATGAGACCATTAGTCTCGATGTCTACACATAACCTTAGTTTAGTCATAAGAGTTTTTCTGCATATAGAACTGTATAGAAATGTTCGAACACACGAGCTTCTACCTCACAAGGGTCAAAGAAGTATGATTCACGGGATGAGTCTTTATCGTACTTTACTTTAGGTACTCTAAACCCATCACGTCCTGTAAGGTGTTGACACACATGAACGAACTCATGGCACATGATATATAGGAACAACTGTTTAGTGAAATAGTTATTCTCCCATTCACTAAGGAATGGATCACGAATTTGTACTAGGATACGACCGGGTGCATCTTCTCCACAGATAGTTAGTCCCATGTCTTTATCCTCATCAGCATATTCAATACAAGCAACACTGATTTTGTAGGGTTGATCTTTTACTTTAACATCGAATCGACCACAGTAGTCTTCGAGGATACTAAAGAATACCTTAGCGATCTTGTCTTCAGCGATAGGTAGACACGCTATTTCTAATCGTACCTTAGGGAACCGTTTATCTTTCCGCATTGATCTTCTTCCATGTTACGTTAGGTGATCCTAGTTCAGCAAGCTCTTCAGCCATTTGCATTACTAGTTCGTTATAACTATCAATTGTTTCTTCTTGTTCATTCATTTTCCATTGCATATATACATTGTAGAATAAAGAACATAAGAGGAAAAAGATAGTCCATTCTTCTGTGAGCATTATAATAGTCCTGATTTAGCTAGCCATTCAGGTTCAGCTAGGTAGGTTGTTGGGTTGCTATGGTTGATACCTACACCCATAGACCTTAAGAACGTAACACCTTCAGAACACTTATAGAGTTCTTTAAATACTAATCGTTTAATCCCTACGCTGTAGATAAGTTTAGCGCAATCAATACAAGGGCTAAGCGTACAATACAATGTAGAACCTAGTGTACTACTAGTAGTCCTTGCTACCTTAGCAATAGCCTGAGCTTCTGCGTGTAGTACTGTATTAGCTTGAGTATCGTTGTTAGTGTTAGGAGGGGTACCATTATAAGAGAAAGAGATGATGTTACCTTCCTTAACAATTAATGCACCGACCTTACGGTCTTCTGCATAAGACTGTTGAGCTATAAGATCAGCAACTTTAAGGTAAAAGATATCCCAATCAAGTTGACTTTTCATTTTGTGCCTCACAAAGTTGTACATAGGATTTTTGAATATCAGAAATGATATCCATTAAGTTTATTAAAGCATTTTCTTCAATAAAGTTTTTAGGTTCAGGTAAAAGCAGAAGTAGCTTTATAGCACCCTCTGAGTATTCAACCATCATTTGTAGTATTCCTCTCGGGTAGGTGTATCAATACCCCCACATTTAGGGCAGCGAGGAATATGTTTACTCCAAAATAAATAGGTGTAATAGCATTTACTACAGGTATAATGTTGTTCGTTCATTTAAGTACTCCATGTAGTTTATCCCAATGATTGTAGTTCATTAGCTTATGGTCATATGAGCGACCAATAGCATTACGATCTAGTTCCCATTGGTTAGATAGTAGGTCAAGCATACACTTGAGTTGACCGATCTCTGTTTCAAGATGCTCCTTATTAGTAACACCCGTTTCAGGATGAGGATGATTTAAAGTAAATCGAAAACATTTACTGATAGCTTGGATTACTTCAGCACATTCTTCTTGGGTTGCTACTGGGATTAAGTTCATTCTTCGATTTCCTCGATGTCTACGATTAAGAAAGATTCGTCTTCTTTAAGGTCTCTAGCCATGTGGTCCATTAAGAAATGTACCTCATCATTGGTTGATTCTTCAAGAAAGTATACTACTGTTACTACTGTTTGCTTTTTCATGGTGTGTTCCTATAAGGTACCGACTGTGGTTTACTTGCTACGCCTCGATTCGGTCTTCGGGCATACAGTAATAGTTGTGCATTAAACGAGCTGCTTCTACATGCTGTGCTAGAGCAACACGTTCTCGTGCTGGTTCATCGAAGAAAAATACATTGCTCCTTTCAGATGTTAAATAGTCAACAAAGCTCTGATGAACTTCACGGAGTTCTTGTGCTACAATACGGTCTGCCTCGATATCGATCATGTATTTCATTGGAAAGCCTCACTTGCTGTGTTGAATAGTAAACCTTCTTCCATTAGTTTGCCAGGGATTTCACTAACATTACCTGCTCCACGTACATAGTAGCGTACAGTCATTTTGACTTCGCCATGATGATCTTCCTGAATGATAGGTTGGATAGACGAGATACGCATTTTGTATACAGCGTTATTCTGTGTGATGAATACTGTATCATTAACTTTAAACTTGGGTGTGATTACCCATGTAGCATTTTCCATTTAATCTTTCCTTAAGTTGTTACTCATGTTGTAGTATAGGTGAGAGCGAGTAGCTTTGAGAGTCAGTATTAGTTGAGTCTCTAGCTCATGCATCTCTTGATCAGTACCGTATGCTAAGATTGTTCTGACGAATCGTGAGGGACAATCGTTGTATTCGCTAAGCATCGATTCAGAACTGCAGACATATCCATCATCTGCTGTTCCCTTGTGCTTTCCGACATACTTTCTGTCTGTGTCTTTATTAACCCAAAGATACACAAATGACTCACCGCTGTTGCTGTAGGCGTTAGTTGCGGCAGGGACTTCGACATTATACTCTCCTTTAAGATGATCCTGCCAGATCTCTTTTACATAGGCGACCATAGGTTTACCCTTAGGTGCTCGCCACATTACTACGAATGAAGGACTACCCTCGTTTTCACATAAGTATTCATAGACCCATTTGTTATGTAGTCCGTTATACTCTGCGTCACCGATAGTAACCTTCACCATAGACTTACCTGAGTCAGAGGTATATTCTTCGACTTCATCTACGGTACATTCGTAGATATCAAAGTATTTATCACTACCTGCAACCCATCGTTTGACAGTCTTGATTAAGTTCATTGTGTTAACATATATAAGCCCACGTTACCGAGAGCATATCCAAAGTAAGTTATTGACATACCAGTATTGCCTTTAGTAAATTGCTCTATAGAGATATAGAGATACACTAAGCCAATACCAGCGATTAAGAGAGGAGATTCAACCTGCATACGTGTCCTTTGTATTCTCCTGAGGTTATCCAGATTGATTTACATCTGGGACATTCATAGGCATAGTTAACGTTTACTCTACCATCTACTTTAGATGTATAGGTTTTAACTATTTTAGGTGGGTAAATGCTTTGTTGCGGGGTATTCACAGTAGCCTTCATCAAGTAAACGTTGAGCCATACGTTGGTATGAGCCTTGTAGGTTGTTGATTGCACGGGTGTTAATCATGTATTGGAATCCTTCAATGATTTGTTCTTCATTTAAGCTTCCTGTTTCGTATTCAATAATGAAGTCTACTAGGTCAAATTTCATGTGTTCTTCTCCTTGAGTTTAGCCACAGCTGCACGAATTACAACTTCATAATCCTCTTCATCTGCAAAAGGAACGGAAACAATGATATGTTCTATTTCCTCATCCGTCAGCTCAACCCATGTGCGCTGTGGTGGATTTCTAAGTTGCTCAACATCATGCACCGCATTACTCCATGAAAATCCTTCATTGTTTACATCCATGTCTTACTCCTTAATGCCGTGGGCGGCTTCAATGGCTCGGGCAAATGTATATAGCCGTGTGCCATAGGCGTTAACACCTTCAAGGATTGCGCCTATCTCCTCATCCGTCAGCGGCTTGCGCTGTGGTGGGGTGGTGTAGAGCTTTGTTCCTTGCTTTGGGAAAAACGTGCATAGCCAATCAATGTGGCCTGAAATCGTACTATCCACTACCGCCACAGGCTCCTGCTCTGGCTCTTTGCGTTGTGTTTTTGATAGCGGTCCCTCATAAGCGGGCATTCCGTTGCAAGACGCCACAGGCTCCTGCTCTGGCTGCACTGCTTTAGGCCAACCCTTTGGACATTCATCACGACCACAGGCTGTATCAATACAAGCCTCGCAACCAACGCAACGCTCCTGCTCCTGCTCTGGCTGTGCCAAGGCTTCTTTGACTGCAACGGTGGCTTGGCAAATAAGGCAATTACAGTTCAGATCACCTTCAGGTTCGGTTTTGTATGACGCGTAATCCAACGCCTCAAGCGCCAGCTTCAATACTTCTTTAGTCATATTGTTGAGTCCTTACTTGTTCAATATCTTCAATAGAAGGTTGTGCGGAGAACTCAAACTCAGCTAAGAATTTGAGTCCTTCGTATACTCGCAGACGATCTTTGAGTATAAGCACTAATCTCACTTGAGTTCGCCTAAACGACCAATGATAGTACCGTCACGCTCAAGGATTTCTAGGCAACGAGTATACCAGACTACCTTACGAGTTTCTTGTAGCTCATTATCTTTCTTACCCATACGCATGAGATACTTGTAGATTTGTCCTAGCAGATGAGACTTCAAGCCTTCTTTGCCGAGGATAAACTCCATACACTCGATATACTGGTAGTTACCTACGATACCTTGGTAGTGGTCAGGGTTGATTTGATCTTTAGGTTTGGTTAGTTGTTGAAAAGATGTTTCTTGCATATCGATTTCCTTGTTGTATGCTTTTGCGAATGTTTCGGGCCATACTTTCTTGATAACATATTTATCATAGAAGTCAGCTTTATCATTAACACCAAATGCGCTATCGTATGTTAGTGTTGAGTCTTTAGGCCAAGCGAATCCTTCTGGTTTAGCTTGGGTATGTTGCCATAGTTGGCGGTCATCAGTAATATCAATAGACATCGCCATTCTCTTTCATTTTAAGGTCTTCATAAGGGGCAGCTACACGGCGGTAGAATTCAAGTTTAGCACCTTCTAACGCACCAACAATATCATTGATGGTTTGATAGCAAGGGTTTGCAAGGTAGTAGTCACGAATGAAGCTAGTGATTACGAAGTTTAACTCACCTGCTGTATGAGGTTCATACATGAGCATATGGTCTGATTCACGGTCTTCTTCTTTGATGTATGGCATTAGATATGTACCTTAGATGGTTTAAATAGTTGAGCGATTACGCATAGAGATGCGAAACAAACAATACAAGTCCAGATGATAGCAAACATTAGAGATACTCCGCAATGATAGTGTCACAAGCTTTATCGACAGTTGAACGCCATTCAGTGACTAATGATTCAAAGAATGGATGGATAACAGAAGCATCAGCTTTGAATGCTACTACGGGTTTACGTAGAACATACGAAGCATAGAATACTTCCATAGCAGTACCATGCTTGGCTACTGTTGGGTTATCAAGGTTGACAAGGATAATGTCAGACTCTTGAATGTCTCGAAGGTCCATTTCGAAGATACGTTTCATAGCACGTTGTTCGAACTTATGAACACGGCGAGTAGGGTCTAGTGTTAATACTCCTGATTGGTAAAGATAGTTTGCAGCAATATCTCTCCATGTTTTTGCTGATTCAGCAGACACATGCTCCATAGGACCAGCTAAATATACAGTACGTTTTTTCATTAGAATACCTCTGGTTTAAGTTCTTTAACTTTTTGAGTACAAAGATTGTTTAATGTTCTGAAGTCAATTTTAGGATTCTTAAAGTCTTTAAGGATGTTCCACATTTCTTCAGTGATTAGATCATAGTACACAGTATGCAACAAACGAGGGATGTATTTAGAAGACCAACCATCCATTTCATTTGTGATTTTAGCATGGACTTTGTCAACAAGGTGTTTATCAACAAACTTGCTAACAATTTTATCTTCAATGATTTCACCACCGACTAATGGAGCGCCCATTTCTTTGTGGTGACTTTCTTTGAAGGCATTAGTGATTAGCTTAGCCCATGTTTGACGACCGAACTTATTTTCATAAGCATAGTTTTTGATAACAATACCTTCGCCATTACCTTTACCGTCATCAATTAAGAAGAAATTACGGCTGAGACATTCTTGGTATGTTTCGTAGTTACCGTTCTTGATGATAGCGATAGGTGCAATGTAGTCTACATTTGCCGCATCAAGGATATCTTTGTATTCATCATAGTGGATATACTTTTCAGAACCACGATTATATACATCGAAGATATAGAATTTACGCCATGCGTCTTCACGGTATGTTTTAAGACTATGTGGTACTAGCCATTCACCGTAGAAGATTAGATGAGGGTATTTATATACTAGGTTGTAGTGGGGTATACTTTGTTGCATAGCGGCAAAGAAACCTGCATTATCAGCATCAAGTGTTAGATGTCGATTACGACTACCTGCTTGAATACCATGATTCCACCATATGCTACCGTTAGTACCATCAATTTTAGGGAACACATGTGTAGTACCTACTTCGATACCGTCAGTTTCATCAGTGTGGAGTTTCTCAAGGTGTTGGTATTTAATAAACATTTTAGCCTCCAGTGTGTGCAGGGTAGTGGTCAATACCGTTTGCTTTGAAATAGTTTTCGAAGCGTTCGATATCATGTTCATAACAATAGTCTTCAGGGAAACTACCATCATTGTAGGGTTCAGATTTACATTCACCACGCTTGTAGTAGCCGATGAAGTCACAACCTGCTTCAATGAATGAGGCTGTTAGTTCCCAGTCATTATCAGTCATATCACAGTAGAACTGTTCAGGTGGACACCATGCAGTATCAAACGTGATGGTTAGTGAGTCATCATCAAAGTCTTCAATAGAGATTTCATAGGCATCCCACTTAGTACCCCAGTTAGCGATATTAAAGTCATACCATGTTGCATAGCCGTATTTAGATACGTTGGTAGCTTCATTAGGGTCAGCTGGAAAACCTTTAGTTGAGTTCTTTAAGTCTTCAGGACAAGGAACGAAGTAGTTGAATAAACCAAACCATTCTTTAGTGTAGTTTTCACGGATGAACTTTAAATCGTTACGTTGTTCAGGTGTTTTAGCGATTAGTTTGAGGCTATTAGCACAGTGGTTAGGCATCGATTTCTCCGATTGATTGAATTTCTTTAAGTTTAATACCTTCAGTTAAGGCAATGATTACAGCTGAACTAATGAGTGCATGCTTTTCTTCTTCATTCATATCAACGAATACAGTAGCAGAACCGTCTTCATGTTCAGTGATTTCAGTTACTTTCATAGCTCTTTCACAATCTTAAGTACATTAGCAGTAAACCATAAGCCACCTTGTGACTCAGGGCGTTGATGACGTTCTAAATCATTGATTTCAACTTTACACCATACACGATCTTTCTTTGAGAGATGTGGAGCTTCAGGTTTAGCACATGCATGCCAACCTGGTCGATGAGCATAACCTTTTGTTTTATGATCTTCAGCTTGGTACCATACTCCTGTGGTTAGTTTTTGTTTACGGTTAATAAAGAGTGGTCCGTATGTACCATCTTTACGCTTACGGAAAAGTTTATATGCAATCATACTTGTTCTACCTCATAGATATCTACACAACCTGGATCAAAGCCTATGTCTTCATAGACTTTATCATATGCTTCATCGATAGACTCTGCATAGAGTTCAAGAAAGTCTTCACGACCGTTGTCGAACATGATGAACACTTCATACAGCTTCTTTGGTGTTGAGTTTGTCTGCATAGGTTTGTGCCTCTTTTTCAGTTAAGAATAATGTAGCGTCAGCATAGCTAATCTCTTTACCAGCTACACCGTAGTACATACGATCAATACCTTGACGGCGAAATACTATGTAATGGTTTACTTCAGATGTTTTCATTTTTAAATTCCTCTAATGCTCTTTCTTTGATAATCTCTTTTAGCTCAGGATCGATGATTGGTTCTAGGTCATAGATATCACAACCTGGAGCATCAATGTGCATACTTAGCATGTAACATTCTTCAGGGATATCAGGGCTTTCTTTTAAACCATAGTTATCAAGACCTCCGATTTCTTCAGCTTCATATTCGAATTCACATAGGAAGTATAGTTTAGTTACGTTATCAAAGTATTGATAGGTGAATGTCATTCTTCATACTCCTCATGGTAGATTTCTTCAGAATATTTAGTTGATGTATCACTGAATTCTAAGGTAACTTCTAGCTCAGTACCGTCATTAAAGTAGATTAGAGCAGTACCCCACTTATCGATGATATCACTGATATCACTAGCAGTTTTACCTTCAGGTAATTCAACAACACCATCCCAGTAGGTAGGGTATTTAGCTACGATACGAATTTTATTGTGCATGTAACACCTGTAATGTCATGTTGATGGCTTGAACGAGCATCATTTGTTCTTGTGGATGAAGCTCTGACCAAGGGCGTGATTGAGGGAAATGTTTCTGCATTGCTGCATAATACTTCTCTACATCACTCATTTAGATTCTCCTGTGGAATGAGGCATTTCATCCTCATCGAGTACATCAGTTGCATAACTCATGTCATATCCTTTTTTGAGCATCATGTTGATAACATCTTTAGGTAACTCGAATACACCGTCATAGTCAACTAGTGTTTTCTTTTCAAACCACATACTACCTGCACACTCTTCACCTAAGATGTTATGCTCGAAGTACATTACGTTAGGTTTTGGTGTAGCGTATAAAGTGAATTTATTCATCGTTAATCAAGTCCAATGTTGCACAAGGGTCAAACACAAAGCCAGCACCTAGAAGAAATACTTTTATACGAGCAAATACAGCATCTAGTACGACTTCTTCGAATGTACTGGCACATACGTTACCATTATCTTCAGCGATTAATGTGAATTTCATTTAGTTACCCATCATTTCAACGTAAGGTTTATAGATAGTGTTTAGTGTTTCGAAGCTACCGTCATCGAATTTATATACGATAGATGAGGTACGTACTACATCTGCACCCCACACAGGATGATTGATAGTACGCACATGTGCTACTTCATGATTGGGATACATATCTGTATCAAATAAAGCATCACCTTCGAAGAACACTACTGGTTTTTGGTAGTTAGCAGGGCGTTCATCTAGTTCTTTACGGTAGTTGATAGCTGTTTGGAGGCTTGTCAGGTCACCTATCATTTTAACTCCTTAAGGGCTTTACGGATTTGAGATGCGTTTTTACGGCTTTTACGTAGGTCATTTTTCCATAGATTTAATTCATTGAAATGATAACCAGTATCCATTGGACGGGCTTTATCAGAACGTTCCCAGTGATAAGCTACTTTAGCTTTTGCATATGTGATTTGCCACTCGATAGCATTCAGCATATGAGTTAAGCTACTACGAGCATAGTGTTTAGTTGATTGGCTGATCATAGGAGTTTTCCATGTGAAGCTGCAATGAGTTTGAGGACTAGTTCTTCAGCGACTGTTGCTTCTTTGATATCCTTTTCTTGAGTTAAGTACATAGACCATTGTCCGTAGATAGTGTTGACTGTACCGTACTCTTTATCAACGAAGTACAAATGTGTACGGTTTTCTTTTGATCGATATACACCAGAGTCAGGATAGCTGGATGCTTTGTAGGTATCTTCTGGTAGTGTGTCGAGTTCGATGACTGTGAAAGAAAATTTCATGGGAGTTCCTATTGGAGAGTTGAAATAAAAACCCTCATACAAGACTCGTTAGAGACTTATACAAGGGTTGGTTTGATTACATTAGACTGTAATTGTCAGCTCAGAATTCTGAGTCTGCATGAGCTGCTGCTGGTGCGTCAGTACCTTCATCATCAAAGTCAACGAAGTTATCTGACTTTGGCTCATACTTAACAAGGTCAGTTACCTGAATCTTGGTGAGCATTACTGATGTGCCTGACTTGGTTACTTTACCGTTAGGTGCTTTAATTTCATATGGCTTGGTGAATACCATAACGTTACCTTTGCTACCGTTACCGATAGACTTAGCTTCCATAGGTTGCTTATGGATATCAACAACACCTACTTTAGCAGCATCAGTACCATCAGCTTTGAGAGCTTTCTTCTTTAAGTTAATAGAGACTTTACCAGTAGACTTACCGTCTTTGTCTTTAACTTCTTTTACTTTACCGTAGGCTTCAAGTTCAGCAGAACGTGCTTTAGGAACTTGGATAGATACTTCCCACTGGAGAGTACCGAATGGATCGACTGGCTTGTCTAGTTTGCACCAGTGGAGTTCTACGTTACGGATGATTTCGTTTTGGCCTTGAGTGGATGCTTGTGTCATTTGAATTTCCTTTTGGAATACAGTTTAAAATCTCGCTAGCCGGTACCTTATAGTAAAACACTATGAAGGAACACAAGATGAGCGAAGTAAAGTTAGGAAAAGGGTTTAATCCCAAGTCCTTGGATAATCTCAAGAGGATCACTCCTGAGACGGCTAGAGCAAATCAGCTTAAGTCAGTTGTAGCTAAACAAGCTAATATTGCAGCTAGAGAACAGTTCAAGCTTAACGCTAAGAACTTTATTCAGGTTATGGATGAGCTACCTAAGCTTAGTCCATTGGATGTTATGCGAATGGCGATTCATAAGGCTATCGCTGAGGATAATTATGAAGATGCTGCTCGATATGCCTCCTTGTTGGCTGAGTATGAGAATCCGAAGTTAGCTCGTATTGAGCAAACTAACGTAAACAAAACGGCAGATTTAACTGACGAAGAGTTACAAGAGATCATTCGTAAAGAAGGATTATAGGATAACGATAGTTATACTATCATTAAAAATAAAATAGAGAGTCTTAATTGACTCTCTTTTTATTCTTTTAAGAACTTCCCTATTAGGTACCGACTAGGTTATACTAGTTCAAGAGTTTGTTTAATGCGTTTGATATCGGTATTCTTAGTTTTAACAACACGAATACGTTTGAGATCAACTTCATCCCATGAGTCACGGATGTCTTGTAGGATTTTCTCTAATGGAATATCACCAGCGAAGTCCCACAACATGTCATCTTCAATGATACCGTTAGCATCAACTGTGAAGATTAAGTATGTGTAATTTGACTTATTGGTGTTAGGCTTATTGCTCGTTGACACGCTAGGCACGGTTTTGCTAGTAGCCATTTTCCTGATTTTCCTGTTCTGAAGATATGAATAGAATGAGCTTTACTGAGATCTTTACATCGGATGATAGCATCAATCTCAGCATGTAGGAATATCTTTTCAGGTAAACCTACAGCAGCAGCACATTCTGCTTGTAGTGGATGTGACTTAGTATAGTTGTTTTCACCTATAGATAAGACTCTACCTTTACGATCATAGATGATTGCTTTTAGACTTTCCTTATTTCTTGGTTTCATAAGATTGGCTGTATTTAGGTAGGTTTAGTACTTCATTAATGCTTTCTGCCTGTAGCTTTTGCATTGATTTACTTAGACCTCTAAACAAGTTATTACGAACAATCATAAGCTGTTCAGTGAGTTCTTGGATTAACTCTGCATCACTCTTGGTCTTTGTCAAACATCACTCCTGAAGTTCTGATGTACTTAACCCAGATGAGTTTTCCATCGAGAAAGCACTTCTGTATACCTGTGATAGGATCATAGACAATACACTCTTTATCTTTAACTGACTTTCTTACACGAACAATCAGATTACGATAAATCTCAGCGGCGTTGTCTGGTTTCCTCTGTGGTAAGCTTGTCATTTAGGTTCCTTCCTTTGTCTGTTTCTCTTGAATCAAGGATTTCTCTACGTTTCTTATCAGAGCATTTCATATACCATACTTTGAATACTATCATGATGATGAACCATACAGTAAGGATTAATAACCAGATCACTCATCATCCTCCTCAGTTGAACCATCTTCTCTAGTTATTAGATTACCCCATTGACTTGTATTCATCATAAAGTAAGTATTAAACTTATTTAAAGTATAAGGAGACAACGAACCATCACCATACTCTTTCTTACTACAATACTCATGTAAACCTTCATATATACTATCACTGAGCTTTCTGGTAGAACCTCCTCCGATAATATTCCCAGTAATAGCTACTATCAGGTCTAACTGTTCTTGACTTAATTCAACCTCATATGTTTTCTTCTCTACTCTTTCTGTTCTCTTTATTTGTTTAACAGTAGGAACTAACTCTGTATATTCTTCTATGATTTCATTATAGAAGATACTGGTGTATGGATTAACTTTCATTGATAGAATCTCTTTGATTAATAGTCTTCAGATTATCCTCCTCTAAGAATATTCTTATAAGATACTCTTTAATAATATCTTATATTAATATAACCTAAGGGAGGGACAGGGAATATTCCTAATAGGTACCGGCTAGGGAACAGAGGCAGAACAAGGAGTGTTTTATAGGAGTTGTCTTTAGGATACATCGGGTTTTGTACCCTCAAAAACTCCTCCCACAAACCCCCAGTTCTCCCGAGAATCTCCGCTATGACCCTCGTTCTGGTACATTCCTCTCAGAATATACCCAAGGAAGGTCATAATGGTACCTACTAGGAGCTGTTTTACAGTACCCTATTCCTGCCCATCTCCTGTTCTGCTAGGTACTGGTCGTATGCGTATGCCTCTCGCTGGTATTTAGTGAGTTCCTCGATGAATTCTTGTAGGTAACTCATCATGTTAGGTGCGTCTTTGTCGTATCCTGTGTGTTTCACCACATCTTGATAGCTTTTTAGCAACAAAGCCAGTGTGTTGACGTCTGCAGAGGACATTTCTAGGTTAAATTCTGCTCGGTGCTTGGTTAACCGCATGATCTCTTCTCCTGTTTTGTGTTAAACCTACGGAATTTGTACGAAGAGCGTTGTTTCAGCTCTTCCTCCGTGTATTTCTTCTTAGATTCTGACGAGTTGGTCATAGGTATCAGTGTATTCTACCATAGTTCCGTCAAGATCTACAATAGTACACATCTGTTCGAGTGCTTTCTTGGTAGAAGTGTACGCAAAGGCTACAGGACGACCTTCTACGTCAGAAGACATGAGAGCTTGACAGCCGAATTCTGCAAGAGAGTCGTATAGTGCATCCCACGAGTCCATATCGAATTGAGCTGGTGTGAGAGGATTGAGCAAGAGATATTTAGCCATGATTTTTCCTTAAAAGAGAAAGAGAGTGTCAGCGAAAGCGAGATGTTCTGCGGTATCTTGTGGATATCCTGCATCGAACTGGCGTATTGCAGCCCGTTCCTCGAATGTTTCCTTGATGAGCATGATGTCGACTTCTGGGAGAAGCCTACAGAGCATAACAATGTAGGAATTCATATGGATTACTCCGTGATGATGATGTTGTAGAACCAAACGTTAGGATCGTTACCACCAGCTGCAACGAACTGGATAGTGTTGCTGTTATCGTAAGCTTTTTGGAGGTCTTTGGTAAGCTCCTTCAAGACTTCGACATCCACGATACGATCAATACGGCATTGACGCTTACGTTTGTCAGAGCCAGTAGCCTCAATAGTACGTGTTGTCTCATTGTAGTCGAGTTCAACAATAGTAACAGGTAACGAAACACGATCTTCACCGAGTGGATTGTTAGTAGAGAAGATAACATCGATCTTGGTGAGTGATGTGAACTTAGGTGTGAACTTTGTAGCCATGATAATTTCCTTTAGGAGCAGGATCTGCGACCCTGTGGTTGATGATAACTTGGTACTTACCCCAAGAGGTCTCTCCGTAAGCCCGAGAAGAGCATAGTGATCAGTAGATAACTACTTCGTAGTCAGTTGTGTTAAAACACTTGAGCAATTCACGCTTGTGTGTCTTAAAGACTAAGATGTTTGTCATACGTTCGTAGATGTAGTACATAGTTCCTCCGCATCAGTTAGTAACAAGAACAGTTGTGCACATGCAGCAAAGCCACATATGAAGATGATGACACAGACAAGTAAGTCGCCTTGTCCATGCTCGATTGCTCGGATAGCATACAGTAGACAGTAAGCCCAGAAGGTAGCTAGTGCAGTGTGTATGATGTAGTACATAGTTATTCCTTAGAAAGCAGTTACTTTACTACGGTTATCGATAGCAGCCTTCTCAATCTCTTCAAGCAAAGAGTAGACAACATCACGGTAGTACTCAGCAGCGTCTATTGCCTCGGGATCACGAGTGTTACGACCAGGCACAAAGACCCAAGCAGACTTGTTCCACCATGCTACCAGCATTGCAGAGAAAGCAGGATCGTTCTTCCAGTGTGGGCAACCACGAGACTTCCAAAGCTTGAGATGTCGCCAAGCAGCTCTTGTAAGTTCGCACTTACACAGAGCCATTGTAACGAGCATTAGCTCAAAGTCACCAGACAACGATGCGTCACCCATTAAGAAGTCAGAGACCTTCCGAGAGACCTTTGGATGCTTACGTAGCCACGATGCAGTAGCAATGTATCCGCATGGATGACCGATGAGAACATCACCCTCACGAGCACGAACATTACGAGAGATAACCTCATGGACGAGATTGAAACGTTTAGCCATAATTCCTCCTTGGAATGGCAACAGAGCAAGATCGCTCTCCACAGGGCATAACCCTGTAGGCAGAGATCTCAAAGCGAGAACTCGCTAACCCGATAGTCCCAATCAGGATCTATCTTGTTAGCAACACGAACAGCTGCTTCAGCCTCGATAAGAGTATCGAAGACATCAACAACAATTTCACCACCCCGAGCAGGGACAGCGATCACAGCGAATTGCAACATGGCAACCTCCTTAAGAAAACCACAAAGCAGTGAGAGCACCAGCCAGACACAGCGAGTACACAACACCAACGAACAAAGGCAACAAGCCAAACACCACACCAGCCACGACAGAGCCAAGGCACAAGCAGCACAACACAGTAAGCAAAGAGTAAAGAGCAGACACGGGACACCTCCAAGAGAACAGACAGGGCAACAGCACCCAGACGAGACCAGCAGCACACCACAGAGCGCACGAGCGCAACCGAGGGGGTCACGCAAGCACAACAGGGGTATACCAACAAACTCTTGATTCTTTTTAACACACAAAGAAACTCTACCCTACAACCCCCCCAAGACCCCTTCCCACAAAACCTCACTTTCTGACTCTTTCCGATAAGTCTTTAGGGGTGGCTAAAAAATTATAGTATATTTTCTCCATAGAGAATTATAATAATTATTACTCTAGGGCTTCCTAATAGAAAGTATTAGTCGGTTCCTATTAGGAAAATATTTTAATATTAGGACACACATGAACAACCATAAAAAGCTAGAGGCTTTAAGGGAATTAAAACGTAGGGAAAAACATAAAGAATATACTACTGACTTTGAAGCGTTTGCCAAAGAACAGATCCGTATTCTCCCTAAGGACTCCAGAGAGGGGTTCCAGCCTTTTGTTTTTAACGAGGCACAACATATTGTAAATGATGCTATTGAAAAACAGTTGAAAGAAACTGGTAAAGTAAGAGCTATCATTCTTAAAGCCCGACAGATGGGGCTATCCACGTACTCTGCTTCAAGGGTATTCTGGAAGAGTTATTTTAATAAGTATAATAAGTCAGTTGTTATGGCGCATGATAGTGCTACTTCTGATGCCTTATTTACTATGTCCAGGAATATCATCTCGAATATGACGGATGAGTTCAGACCAGAATTAAAGAAGTCTAACGCTAAAGAGATTATGTTTGAACATAATGAGTCAGGGTATAGGTTATATACTGCTGGATCTCCTGAGGCGGGTAGGGGTATTACGCCGACTATTGCTCATCTGTCTGAGGTAGCTTTTTGGCTTCATGATGAGAAAATTTTGGCGGGACTCTTTCAAGGGATTTCTCAAGCAGATGGTACTGAGGTTATTCTAGAGAGTACAGCTAATGGTGTAGGTAACTCTTTTCATAGATTATGGAAGGGAGCAGTAGCTGGTACTAATGACTATATCCCTATCTTCGTACCTTGGTTCTTAATGACTGAGTATAGGAGAAAGTCTCCTGAAGAATTTGAGAGAACTCCTGAAGAGGAAGTTCTTGTTACTAGGTTTAGTTTAGATAATGATCAGTTATATTGGAGAAGATTAAAAGTAGCAGAGGGTGGTTTAGATAAGTTTAAACAGGAGTACCCTAGTACACCAGAGGAAGCATTTATTGTTTCTGGTAGTAATGTATTTAATATTGAGAAATTAAACTCTCTTGTTCCTCAGCCTATTTTGTCTCAGATGGACTTTAACTTTGAGTCTCAGATGATGGAGCAGGTGAAGAATGGATCGATTGAAATATTTAAGTATCCTACTTTTGAAGATTCTTTTGCTATTGGGGCTGACGTTAGCCTCGGGGTTGGGAAGGATTTTTCAACGGCGGTAGTGATGAACTCTAATAGGGAGGTATGTGCTGTTTACAGAAATAATACTATTGACCCTTCTCAGTTTGGTGATTTGTTATTTTATCTCGGTAGGTATTACAACAATGCTCTCCTTGCTGTAGAGTCTAATAGTATGGGTATTGCTACCCTGAATAGACTTACTCAGATGGGCTATGTTAACATGTACTATCAGACTAAGATGGCTAATGTTTCTAAGGAAGAAGGAACAAGGATTGGGTGGAGAACCACTATGGCTAGTAAGCCAGCAATCATTGGATTCTTAAAGAATGCTATTGAGCAAGAAGATATTTGGATTCCATCTAGAGTGGTTATTGGGGAGTTGATGAACTATGTTGCTGACGATAACGGTAGGACTAACGCTATTATTGGTCATAATGACGACACCGTTATTGCTTTGGCTATTGCTCTCGAAGTGATCAGAACTCACGGAGATAGACTAACAACTAACAAAGTATCATTTACCCAGAAGATAGGTTCCTTTGAACCAGATAATACGAAATGGATTTAATATGGCAAAAGACCCCCGATTAGAAAGAGCTGGTGTATCCGGTTTTAACTCTCCTAAGAGAACACCTAGTCATCCTACCAAGAGTCACGTTGTTGTGGCTAAGAGTGGTAGTATTGTAAAGACTATTCGATTTGGACAACAAGGTACTCAAGGTAGTCCTGATGGTTCAAAAAGAAATGAAGCATTCAAAGCACGACATGCAAGTAATATTGCCAAAGGGCCGTTATCAGCGGCATACTGGGCTAACAAAGTAAAGTGGTAATATGGCTATTGATTTAAAATTAACAGGTGAACAAAAGAAACAAATGAGTTCTTTTGTTAAACCACAGGCACAACCTAAACTAATTAACCCTAAAGAAAAGATTGGTGATAAGTCTCAAAAGACTTTACCTATCAGGGGTAACTAATATCCCTTGTGTCCTATCCGTTGGCTACTCATGGCAGGGATGATAGTAGTAGCAACTATATAGGGTTAGCTTTAGCTAACGCTAAAACTAAACAGTCATGATGACTGCTTGATTGACAGATTGAAAGGTTAACATGACAGATAAACAAGATATCACTCGCTTTAAAGCGGATAGATATAAAGAAAAAGTAGGGGATAACGAACTTCTAGCAATGATTGAACAGGGTATTACTAACTCTGTGGGTGACTTCTTGAACAGTTCCGACTTAGCTCGTGAGCGTCAGAAGGCCACCTACGAGTATGGTATGATGCCTCAGTTCCACTTGACACCACAAGGCGTGTCTCAGATTGTTTCATCTGATACTGTGGAAGCTGTTGAAGGATATGCAGCTATTATTGCTGAACTCATGTTCAACAACAATCGTATTGCTCGATTCATTCCAGCAGGTCAGTCTCCTAAAGACTTTCACGAAGCTAAAGTAGCTTCTGACCTAACCAACTATGCTATTTTTAAGCAGAACCCTGGATGGGAGATCCTTAATACATGGGTTAAGTCTGCTCTACTATGGAAGAATAGTATTGTTCGATGGGAATTTATTGAAGACTTCGACTATACGTTTGAAGAATTCGAAGAGATTGAACAAGAGAATTTAGATATTCTTTTGGCTGATGATGATGTAGAAGTTCTAGGTGAACTTAAGTATCGTCAAGAATTAGACACAGATCCCGATGGTAACTCTTTCTATAAGACTATCTACGAGAACGTACGTCTACGCCGTAAGAAAGATAAGACACGAATTTTAATTAAGAACGTTCATCCAGAATGTTTCCGTATTACACGGGATGCACATTCACTAGATGATGCAGCGTTCGTAGGTATCCAGATCGATATGACTCGTTCTGAGATCCGTAAGTTTTTTCCGCAAATTGCAGAGAACATTAACTGGGACACTATTGGTGATGGGTCATATGACTGGGCCACCAAGTACACCGAAGAGCAGTCTGCTCGAAAGCGTCTCGTTGGTGAAGAGTACTGGCTAGGCGGAAATTCTAGGGAATTATTCCCTTCAGAAGCTAACCGACAAATCACTGTTATTGAGTGTTGGTTACGTGTGGACCGTGATGGTGATGGTATTGCTGAATTAAAGCACTTCATTATTGCTGGTTCTGTTATCTTGTTAGAAGAAGACTGTGATTCAGTTCCTCTAGCTACTCTTTGTCCGTTTGAAGTTCCTCACGAATTCTTCGGTCTATCAGTAGCGGATATGATTCGCCCTGCCACATTAGCTACTACAGCTATTCTACGTGGCTTCGTAGAGAACGTCTATCTAACTAACTACTCTCCTAAGCTAGCTGACCCTAACGTTGTTGACTTCAGTGCTCTACAGAACATGAAGCCAAAACAGATTATCGCTACAAACGGTAATCCTAACGGTGCGGTTGCAGCAATGACTCCTGACACTATCAGCACTGGTACAGTACCATTGCTAGAGATGTTACAACAACATAAAGAACAAGCTACTGGTCTGTCAAAAGCAGCTCAAGGTTTGAACGACACGTTGTATGTATCAGGTAATAGTGAAGAGAAGATGAGTAGAGCTATGTCTGCTGCTCAAATCCGTGTTCAATTTATGGCACGTAGATTTGCAGAGACAGGCTTTAAACGACTTTCTGAAGGTATTTATAAGCTTATGCGCGATAAACTTCGCGGTAAGAAAGTAAATTATTATGATCAAAACGACTTATTTAAATCTGTTGATCCAGGTACGTTACCCTCTAACTTGCTACTGTATATTGATGCAGACGTAGGTGAGAACAGTAATAGTAACGTTATCAAAAAGATGACTCAGATTGGTACACAACTAATTCCTGCATTACAAAATGCTGGAGCAGGTGGTGCTGTCAATCCTGAAGCAGCTGTACGTATTGCATGTAAGTCTCTTGAAGCTATGGATCTTGATCCGCTAGACTTCTTAGTAGACTATACTTCTGAAGACTTTAAGGCTCAGGCTATTAAAGATCGTCAAGCACAACAAACAGCACAAGAGAAACAAAAGCAGTTGGAAGAACAAGCTAAACAGCTTGACCTCGCTCAACGACAAGCTACTGTTGATTTAACTAACATCCAAGCTAAGAACGCTCTACAAGACAATACTAAACAACTTATGGTTGCTCTAGATAAGTCTTACCAAGAGTGGGGTAAAATTTATATTCAAGCGGCTAAAGAAGGTGTTGAACCTCCTAAGCAACCTGACATTAAAGAACTCTTAGCTATGGCTAAAGGATTCATTGAATCCAATGGTCAAGATGCAGCTCCTGCGCCCGGTGGCCAACAAGCACCTCAAGTAGAAGGGCCAGCTGCAGCGATGGGTGAACAGTCGCAAATGCTATCTTAAACAAATGAACCTCCTTTTCGGAGGGGGTTCTCTTAATACATATACATAATGGACAAATATAAAGAAGGCTTTCAGAAGAGAATAAAGCCCCGAATGAACCATGAAACTGGTGAATACAAAGTCGAACCTTTTCGTGATGCGCAAGTTGCATTAGGTAAAGCTGAGTTCGCAGTGCGAGAACGAGAACAATTCTTTGGTGAAGCTTACTCAGAGATCTTAGCTGATCTTTTTGTTACTTGGCTGAAGACTGAGCCTCACGCTCAAAAAGAACGTGAATACCTATATCATACAGCTATGGCATTAGGTAGCGTAAAAGAAAAACTTGTTGGCATTGAACGATTCGGTGCTAACATGCAATTCCTCAACAAACAAAAACAGGCAGCTCAAGAAGAGAGCGATAAAGAAAATGAGTAATAACGTTAAAGCAAAAGAAGTTTTAATTCGTTCACGCGAAGAAGTATTAAGAGAACTTGCGCGAGCAGGTGAAAACGGTGGCACTGGGTTAGCCCAACGATATGCCCCCATTCTTGTCAACCTACAAGGTGCTATTGAAGCACTTGATCGTATGGACAGTGAAGTTAAAGAAAACTTTGCTGACAAGATGAAAGCTGCTAAAGCAGCAAAGAAGGTCGCTGAACAAGCACCTGCACAATAAACGGACACAAGGAATAACATATGAATTTACCACATCTCTCTACCAACACCCCTGCCTCAGAAGTGAGCAGTGCGAGTTTTGATGACGGAAGTGTAAGTGCAGATTTGGAAGCAAAGAGTCTTGATGACATTCTACGAAATAGCCCTGCAGCTAAAATGCTTGGCTTAGAATCTCTACCAGAAGAAGACGATGGCGTCCCAAATCCAGATGAAGTATCGGAAGAAGAAGAAGCCCAAGAGAACGATACAGAGTCTGAAAATGATCTAGATGAAGAAGAGGAATCAAGCGATTCTGAGGAAGAGAAAGCTGATGAGGATGACAAGTCTACCCAAGATTCAGAACTACCAACCGAAGAGGATATTGATTGGGAATACAAAGTACCCGTCACTGTTGACGGTAAAACTGAGTATGTTACCCTAGAAGAAATCCGTAAGGGTTATTCTACTGATAAACATCTATCTCAAAAAGGGCGCGAACTAGGCGAACTGAAGAAACAGCTCGAACAAGAAAGAACAGAAAAGCTACAAGAGATTGTTAAGCTCGGAACCGTAATGCATGACGAGTTATCCGCAGTTGAAAGCAATCTTGCATCTGAGTATCATCAACTCAAAGGCGATATTGATAAAGCCCGTGAGGATGGTGACACATATACTGCACGAGAACTAAAAGAAAAATTAGAACTCGTTCAAGAGAAGTATTGGAAAGCCCGTAATACACGGGAAGAAAAGACTAAAGCAGTTGCTGAGAAGTTTATCGAACAACAACAAGCTAACCAACAAGAGTTACTGAGACAGTTTAATGAGAATATTACTACTCTTATTCCTGATTTCTCGGAGAAGGTTGCAGGCTCGATTCGTGAATTTGCTATTAAAGAAGGTATCCCAGAAGAGCTATTAAGCTCGGTATACAGTCCTCAAGTAGTTAAATTTATTAATGATTATCGTAAACTTAAGACAGCTAAAGATACAGGTGCCGTTAAGCGTAAGGCAGCTCCAGCGACAAAGTCAGTCCCCTCTAAGAAGGGTGTACCTCAGAGTCAAAAGGAACGTCAGAACGTAAACGAAAACCGTAGTAAGGTATTAGCGGGGCAAGGCTCCACTCAAGACCAACTTGACTTTCTAAAACGAATTTCTTCTGTGAGCAAAAAACTATAAAACCAAATTTTCACTTTAAGGAAAAATTAAAATGACAGTACAAACATTTGCTACCGGCGGCCCTAAAGCTGCTGCTCGTAGCTCTGCCGCAACAGGTAACGCCGTAAACGCTGGTGAACGCGAAGACCTAGCGAACTTTATCTCCATGATCTCTCGCGATGAAACTCCTTTCATGAGTTCTATCGGTAAGACCAAGGCTACAGCCGTTTTCCACGAATGGCAAACTGACGAATTGGCTCCTCCTGCTTCTACTCCAGTTGCAGAAGGTGTATCATACGCTACACAAGCTAACGCACAAGCTACTGAACCCTACCGTACTCGTTTGGGTAACTACACACAGATTAACAGCAAGACTGTTACTGTTACTGGTACCAAGCGTGCTGTTGATCAAGCTGGCGTTGCTGACGAATACGCATACCAGCTCAAGAAGCGTGGTACTGAACTACGCCGTGACGTTGAGTTTGATTTAGTCAACTCATGGAACAGCTCTAACGGTTCTGGTACTCGTACTTTCGGTGGCTACCAAGCGTGGGTTAACTACACTGCAGCTACTACTACTCCAGCTACTGCTTTGAACGTACTAGGTACTCCTTCTGAATACACTGCACCTACTAACCCAGGTGGTGGTATTGCTGGTACATTCGCTACCGTAACTGGTGCCGACAAGGTATCATTGCAGTTGTCACACGTTGACACCGTAATGCAAGCTATCTATGAGAACGGTGGTAAGGCCACTAAACTCATGTTGTCTCCTGCTAACCGCCGTGTATTCTCAGCTAAGGCTCAGTCTGCTGGTTCTAGCACAAGCAATGCTGGTGACGGTAACGTTCGCCGTAACATTGATGCTGACGGTAAACTCCGTCAATCAGTTGAAATCTACATGTCTGACTTCGGCGACATCATGGTTGTTCCTAACTACGTTATGGGCATTTCTAACACTGCAGTTTCTGGTCTAAACGACACAGCTAACTTCTCTGCATTCTTGTATGACCCAATGTGGTTCAGCTACGCTTCATTGCGTCCATTGCAAGAAGTTGACCTTGGTCAATTAGGTGACTCTATCATCGGTCAAATCGTTGAAGAAGGTACACTTGAGTGCCGTAACCCTAAGGGTGCTGGCTTGATCTTCGGTCTGTCTGGCGCTTAATAGTTAGATAATTACCAATAAAGGGAGAGGAGAAATCCTTTCCCTTTTTATTTCAAAGGATTAAAATGGAATTTCTAAGAATTACCGCAATTGACGGTACTCGTAAATATATTCCTGATAACTACGTTGTTCAGATTGGCACTACTGCTGATTCGCTCGATGCTGGTTCCGACTACCGCGCTCCTAACGTAGTTCGTGGTCGTATCAATCAGGTTAAATATTACGATGGAGCCGATACTACAGCTGGTGCTATTGTTGTAACCACTGTATCAGCATATACTCCTGGTAGTATTAAATATGAATATGGTTGTTTTACCATTGATGGTAGCTTTTCATCAGCATTATCTAACTAAACAAAAAAAAGGACACAATGGGATTCCTATCACAAGAAGGTAACAAGAATAGTTTCCTTGTCAAGACAGACGAAAAAGATTTTAAATTAGAGCAAGATGTAGGTGCATACAAGGAGTATGCTGCACAACAACGAGAGCTAGATAGTTTCTCTCGTGATGGTCGTACATATCGATCATTTGCCATTATCCCTGATATCGTTGCTATTGATATCTTGACCAAACACGGCTTAGACGTTCATGCAGCAGACTTTATGAGTGATCCTGCACAACTCCGTAAGCTAAGACAAATTATTGATTCAGATTATCCATTACTAAAGACTAGTAATATAAGAGCCTTATAAGGAGAATAACATATGGCAACCCCCCGATTTGACGCGTTAGTCGCGAAGACAAGAGACTGGAGTAATAAACCCGAAGTAGCAACTATTCCCGACAGCGTAATTCAGGATTGCCTATCTTATTCTGCCGATGAATGCTACAGACAATTACGTATTCCTGCACTTGAATCTACAATAACTTATGTAGTTACAGCAGATGATAACATTGGTGATAATAGCGCAGGATTGCCTTATGGTAACGCTTACACCTCGTTCTATATGCCTGAAGATTTAACTCAGTTTGTGTATATTAGAACATTAGCTCAAGATAACATTGGTACAGCATACTCTACATACCCTTCAAACGTAAGTAAAGTATTTAACGAAGTAACAGACAGCAGAACATTCTTTGACTTATACAGCGAAAAGTATTCTGTATACAACTGGATGTGGCAGAATGGAAAGATCTTTATTCACCCACAATTAGCTGTTGGTGCCCAAGTAGAAATCCATTACTATAGACAACTTCCCGCATTAAACGCTACTTATGCAGTAGCACCTTTTAACTATTTACTTGCCCTATCCGATTCGGAGCAACCTTATTTAACCCTTACTGGTGTTAACACAGATATCCCTTTATATTTTTCAACTAAGAATAGTATCTTAGGTTGTTTTGCTACATATGCAGAAGCAGCAGCGTATGACCCTACTGTCACAACAAAGTATTATGTAGGCAAAGAAGTATCTAATTGGTTAAGAGATAATAATGAACGCCTACTAATTTGGGGTGGATTATACAACTTAGGCTCGTACCTCTTTGATACAGCTATGGAACAAAGATATGATAAGAAGTTTAATGAAACATTAGCTTCAATGAACAAAGAAGAGAAATGGCGTAAAAGTCTTGGCGGTAATGTCCAAATTAACTTTAATACGAATGGTTTAATCTAAGGAGATATAATGGCCTACATACAAACTCCGGGAATGGCCGGAACTATTACCGCTGATGGTGACCTAAATAACTTTGGTACAGTTAACTCGCTCTATTACCCTAATATGGCGGCGGCTGACGCTGATGCGGCAGCTGCTAGTGCTGCTGCTGCAGAAGTTTCTGCTGAAGCTGCTGCTGTAGATGCTGCAAGCGCTAGCGCATCTGCTCAAACTTCTGCTGATGCTTCTAGATTAACAATAGGGACAACAACAACAGGAGCCGCCGGTTCTCCTGCTGCTGCATCAATTACAGGTGAAGCTGGTGCACAATTATTAAATTTAACAATTCCAAAAGGCATTGCCGGTACTGCAGGTCCAACAGGGCCTCAAGGTAATGGTATCACTCTTAAAGGTTCTTTACCTACAGTAGGTGATTTACCTAGCACTGGTAATATTAATGGAGATACCTATATTGTACAGGCTGATAGCCACTTGTACACATGGTATTCTACTGCATGGCAAGATGACGGCCCTATTGTAGGACCTACAGGTGCTCAAGGGGCAACAGGCCCTACCGGATCACAAGGTATTCAAGGTAATACTGGCCCTACAGGTACTCAAGGTAACGTAGGCCCTACTGGACCAACAGGTCCACAAGGTATTCAAGGTATTGCAGGACCCACTGGCTCACAAGGTATTCAAGGTATTCAAGGTATCCAAGGTAATACAGGAGCAACAGGCCCAACTGGAGCACAAGGTACTACAGGTTTAACAGGCCCTACTGGTTCTCAAGGCGATCAAGGTATCCAAGGTATTCAGGGTAATACTGGACCAACAGGTCCAACGGGTGCTACCGGCGCTGCTTCTACTATTGTAGGACCAACAGGTGCTACGGGTGATACAGGTCCAACAGGACCTACAGGTGCTGACTCTACTGTTGTAGGGCCAACAGGACCTACCGGAGCACAAGGTATTCAAGGCATTCAAGGTGTTGTAGGACCTACAGGTTCTCAAGGTATCCAAGGCGAACAAGGTTTTGTTGGGCCAACCGGATCACAAGGTATTCAGGGTATTCAAGGTGATGTAGGCCCTACTGGGCCGACCGGATCCCAAGGTAATAGTATTACTGGTCCAACAGGGCCAACAGGTTCTCAAGGCCCAATTGGCACTGGTGGTGTAATTGCGTATTGGGGTGGTTTTTATGACACAACAGACCAAACCATTACTAGCACAACAACTGCTTATCCAGTTAATTTAAGTAACACAGATGCAGACAGCAATGGCGTAAGTATTGTTAACAATAACCAAATTACATATGCTCATGACGGTATTTATAACTTTACCTATTCATTGCAAATGCAAAACACGGATAATAGTGCGCATGATGCAACTGTTTGGATTCGTAAAAATGGAGTTGATGTTGCTGACTCTGCTTCATTCTTTGCTGTAACTCCAAGTCGCGCAGGCTTTGATGGAAACTTTATTGCTGTTTGTAACTACACTTATTCAGTAGTTGCTGGTGATTACATCCAATTAATGTGGCAAGCAGAAAGTACATCTGTTTCCTTACAGACTATTGCTAATGGAACAACTCCAACAACACCTCAATCTCCTAGCGCTATTGTTACTTCTCAACAAGTAACTTACACACAAATGGGTCCAACTGGCGAACAAGGTTCTGCTGGTCCCACAGGTAGTGCTGGTCCTACTGGCCCACAAGGGACTATTGGTATTGCTGGCCCTACTGGTGCACAGGGTAGTGTTGGGGATACTGGCCCAACAGGTCCACAAGGAACTCAGGGCATTCAAGGTATTCAAGGTATTCAGGGTGAAGTAGGCCCTACTGGATCTCAAGGTATTACTGGACCAACAGGTCCACAAGGTATTCAAGGTATTGCAGGACCCACAGGCCCTCAGGGTGATCAAGGTATTCAGGGTGTTGCTGGTCCTACTGGTCCACAAGGTATTCAAGGTGATACAGGCTTAACAGGCCCTACCGGAGCACAAGGTGTTCAAGGTATTCAGGGTGATGTAGGGCCAACAGGTAGTGTTGGACCAACAGGTACTCAAGGTATTCAAGGTATTGTCGGTCCTACTGGTCCACAAGGTATTCAAGGTATTCAGGGTGTTCAAGGTGAAGTAGGTCCAACTGGATCTACTGGCATTACTGGACCTACTGGCCCTCAAGGCATTCAGGGCGATGTAGGCCCGACTGGCCCACAAGGTATTCAGGGTGACGTAGGCCCAACTGGATCACAAGGCATCCAAGGTATTGTAGGCCCGACTGGCCCACAAGGTATTCAGGGTGACGTAGGTCCTACTGGAAGTATTGGTGATACAGGACCTACCGGACCCACTGGCTCTACAGGCGCTGCCTCAACGGTAGCTGGCCCTACGGGACCTACAGGTTCTCAAGGTGATATTGGCCTTACGGGTGCCACGGGCCCTACTGGTGCTACAGGTGCTGACTCTACAGTTGTTGGTCCTACAGGCCCAACAGGTGCTGC